GCGGCTGCGGCTAAGTCGTACCTCGCCGTGGGCATGGCAGCCTTCGCAGTCCAGGTGTTGGTGGCAGGGTCATACTCCTCGTTGGTGGCTACAGCAGCCGTGGTGTACCCTCCCACGGCATATAGCTTACCGTTGCCCGGTGCAGCTGCGGCTAAGCCGTACCTCGCCGTGGGCATGGCAGCCTTCGCAGTCCAGCGAACATATCTTATTGGCGGTATGACTAAGACATCCATACCACCACCTATTTGCGCCCAACCCATACAACCACCGCCCTACGGTAGATATACAAAGAGTTTATTCAGGTCTGTGCGGAAAAACAAAGTATATGGTGGAGGGCTAGTTGGGAAAGTCGTTCCAGCAGGGACACCGCCCAAAGCAAACACCTGCTCTGCTTTCACTTTGTGGGGGTTCGCAGTATCGGCCAAATGTGCATTAAGGGACGACTGCACTGAGTCTACCGATGATTGCGTAGCCAGTTCTGCATAGGTTCCTGCCGTCCACCTGTTTTCCACACCAGCACCTACCGAATGGGAAGTAGCCGCCGTGCCTTCCTTAGCCCGCTCCACCGTGAAGGAGTTGAGGCTGGCGTTAACTGCGGTGACCTCCATGATCTCATTGTCTACGGTGATACGGAACGGCGGAGCCGGAAACGCCGACACATCCTGAACGTAAATAGTCGTGTCAGAGGTTCCAACGGCCTGGACCAGAACCGTCCTTGCATTATTAGCCGCGTTCAAGCGAGGCACCCAAACCACCACCTTACGCCATGCTGAAGCTCAACTGTCCTGCGGGTAATTTGAGTTGGTCACCGGCGTCGATGGTCTTCGGCGTACTCAAGGCGGCGTAAAAGAGCAAGTTGCCGCCCGTAGCCGCATCCTTCACGCCCACATGCGTAACGGTGCCCCACGCCGCCGTAGCCGCGGGAAACACCACGTCCACACTATTCACCACCTGCCCGCCGGACGCAGGGTTGAACGAAACCGCTTGCCGCGCATAGCCGCCGCCCGAAACCTCCGTCCCGGTATCGCCCGGTCCGGGATTGCTTGTGTACAAGGCCAGGTAAACGGTGGACGGCGGCGTGTACGCCACGTTCCGCAAGGAGTGATCAAGCAGCTTGTTAGCCAGGTAAGTGCTTATAGCTGCCACTGTCGCCCCCTCCTAAACCCACACCTTGTCATAGGTGGGCGTTCCTAGAAAAGCCGCCTGCGGCGGCGTGTGCATCTTTACATCGCCCGGAGCCGAAGACACGTCGCAGTTCGTGTAGACCCCAGGCTGTTCCCAGTCCGACCGGGTATCATAGCCGAAGGCAAGGTGCGGCTTATCTACGTAAAGCGTCGTCCCCGCCGCAATAACTAGCCTAGTGGTGCCATCGGCACGGTAGTAAGGAGCCAAGCCGACCACAGGGTTGCTGTCGAAGTCCGCGCTAAAACGTTTCCTTACGCCGCTACGAGGCTTGACCTTGCCCTCCAGCGTGTAGACGACGTTGGTCGCTTCAACCAAAGCGTCGTCCGGTATGGACGAAGGGTGTCCCGTCCGCAGGCCGCCGGAGAAGTCCCGTACCTGAAGCGCCTGGTAACCGTCGCCCGTCTGCTTCCGCGCCACGGCTTACCACCACTCCCTGCTGATGTTGTTGGTGAACGGATTGCGCTGGGCGTCGAGCACAGCCCACTCCGCCCTGAGCGACAGGTACACGTCCCGCCACCGCTCGGCCTCTGCCACGTTGCCGTCGATGTGCCACAGGCGCCAGGTAGCGTAGGCCACAAGCAGATGGTCAACGTCCTCATAAGAAGGAACATCGTCAGGGTCAACCAACGCAGACGGACGCGCCGTGCCTACAATGGTAAGAGTTCCGTCACGCGGCGGCACGGGCCGAAGATAAACCACGTTGCCTGCAAAGTACAAGTCTTCAGGGAACCCCGTTATCCACTCCGTCTCCTCCGGCATTCCCGCGTGTATTCCAAGCTCCCACTGCTCGGTGTCAATGCGGAAGTAAGCACGGTTGGGAGCCAGGAGGCCGCTCGGCCGCTGGACGGAGTCTGTGTTGGCCAGAACGCTCACGGTAAAAGGAACTAAAGAATACGAAAAAGGCTTGAGGTTGTCCAGCCCCTCGTTTAGGTAGGTGGTGATCACCGAATCCGGCCACCTGCGGCCTTCGGGGTCGTACACGTTATCTCTTACCCTCGCTATTAGCTCCTGTAGCGTCGCCATCTTTCTTCTCCGGCCTCCAACCGGGAACCACAGGCGTATCCGCAAACTTCATAACGTCGCGGCTGGCGTCCTCAAGCTCGTAAAGCCCTTTCCAGTAGCGCCGTTCCCTCTCATACTCGATCTCGTCTATCCTGCGAAGCAGCAACTTGTAGGGGTTTCCGGTGCGCCAGGCCCGCCAGTAAGCAGCGGCGAAATCATACTCCGCCCGCGCATCCAGCGTGGCGTAGCGAGCCATTAAATAGGGGGTGGACGCTGCGTCCACCCCCCAAACCTCAAACTGCTGTGTCTCGGTGTTGAAGTACACCTTGATGTTCGGGTCCCGCGTTACCTCCCGCAACCTGCGCGGGATGTCCAGCACGTGGCTCTCTACCGGGATACGCACTACCTGACCACCACCTGCTCCGAAGTAAGAGCAGGCAAGGACGGCCCCGCTCCCGTAGTGGCGTTCTGCGTATAAGAGGCCGCCAGGTTCTCAGTATGGGTGTGCTGGTGAAGGGCAGCCCGCAAAGCCGCCACGTCCGCCTGGAGAGCGTTAAACTGCTGAAGCAACTTGGCGATGAGGTCAGCGGGGCAGTCTTTGTAGGTGTAGACCGGCATCCGCTACACCTCCTACGCCTCGGCGATGTTGATCATCTTGGCAAGGCGGTTACGCGCGAAGGCGCAGAGCTGCATGTCCCAAATCCACACAGCCTGGTAGCCGCGCTGGCCGTCCCAGTGGACGATGCTGCCGCCGAGGTCCTGCCAGCCGGGAGGAATAACCTCGCAAATCTTCAAGCCAGACTTCTCGATGAAGTAGGCCGTACCGGGCGGGCAGTCCTTGTCGCGGCCCAGAGGAACGCCGTTCCAGTCGATGCCCTCGAAGCCGCCGGGCAACGTGACGGGATTGCTCTGGACAGGTATCCGCTTGAAGCTAGTCAGGTAGTTCGCCGCAGCGGTCTGCACGCCGGAAGAAGCAACGATGAAGTCGATCTTCCCACCGTTGTCTTCCACAGCGTTGAACACTTGCTGGAACAGCGACAAGCTCGGCGCGGCTCCGCCGGCGTCGAAAGCGCCATCGGCGTTGGTTAGCCCGGCCACATAACCGGCTGGAGACCACTCTTCGTAACCCGGCGTAGCGGGGTCTACACCGCCAAGCGGCCTCGTGCTCACGATGACGTCAAGCCCAAGCATTTCGTCGTTGTAGCTGCCGCTGATCACGACGATGCACTTGCCAGTGGTCTGCACGCTGGCACCGCTGATAGTAATGCTAGTAGGAGTCTTGGCAATTACCTGGCGCTCAGTAGCCACGTACTGCCCGGTCTGCGTGTTCACGATGTCGATATACTGCCCGTTAGTAGCGTGAGCGTAAATCCACTTGGTCGTGTCCACAGGTATGGTCGTTCCAGCCGAACTCATGTTGCCGCACTGCGCCAGCTTGCCGGAACCGTCGCCGAAGAGCTGGCGGTTAATGGACTGGCGCAATCCTTGGATAACGGAATCCATTTCCATAGCGGGAATGGCCTTCCAGCCGCCATCCGGATCGGCGCCAGCGTTCTTGGCCCGGAAGCTGAACTTGAAGGTCGCCGTGTGCTGCTTGCTGTAGTAGTTGGCCTGTACGACCGTGGACCGGCCGGCCACAGGCAGCTTACCGTACTCGCCGGTAGTGTTGTACCCCTGCGCCAGGCCCACCATAATGGGCACGGTTATGAGCGTGGCGCCTCCCGGCTGAGTCACGGTAAAATTTGGAGTGCGTTCCAGCTCGTTCAGCGTGGCAACGGGCTTGACCACATACTCAAACATCGCCTCGTTGCTGTAAACGGTCTTAAGTGCTTGCTCGTAGTAAAGTACCTGGGTGTCAGGCATGTGATCTCAACCTCCTTTTCAAAATTTGGTTACGCCCCAGGTGTTTGGTTCAGAGTGCGCCAGAGTTCCTTCAACCTTTCCATTCGCTCCGCCGTGGTGCGCGGCACGGGCGGCTTCTCTTCCGCCGCAGCGGCCATGCCCCCGCGCCCTTCCACAGGTGGGGCCTGCTGCGCCTGCTTGGCCGCAGCCGCAAGCAGCCTGTCCCTGAGCGGAGTGTCGCCGCCGTGCAGCGTCTCGCTCAGAGCCGCGAGCAAAGCCAGCTCGTGCGGCGGCACCTTGCCCTCAAGGATCGCCGCGTACTTCTCCAACACCGGCTTCTCAAGCTCGTCGAACTTCTCCGGCAGCACGTCGCCGTAATGCCTGCGAAGCTGATCGTATCGCTGCCGCAACTGCGCCAGCTCTCTGTCGAGCTGGTAGTCGGCCAGCGGCCGCTGCATCTGGCTCACGGCCTGCTCAAGCGCCGCCAAGCGTTGCAGCAACTCCTGCGGCACCTGCTGATCGGCAACCGGAACGGCAACAGGCTGCGGCGGCACCTGAGCCGCGCCAGGCGAAGCAGCCGCGCCAGTGTCAGGCGCTGCGGGCGCAGCCGGAATTCCTTCCACTCCTTGCACTTGCTCACCCCCGCCAAAATGCTGTTCTATGAGGTCGGCAATTTTGCCGGCCAGCACCGGGTCGGCCTGCATAAGCTCGGCCAGCGAACTGGCCAGCTCGTTTGCGCCGCCTTGACCAGTCGCAGCAGCTTCTCCACCGCGGGAAGGCTGCTGCTCGTCGGGCTGCGCAGCAGACGCTATCAGACCCTTGAGGTCCTGGTTACCTCCCTCCTGCGGCACTCACTTCACCTCCTTCCGCAACTCGTTGGCTTTGCTGTTGCACTGCTTGCAAAAACTGTTGGTGAACCGCCACATGTCTAGCAAACAGCTCCTTTCTCTCAGGCGGCAGTTGCTCGTAAGCCTCCGTCTTGCGGAAGCGGTTGTGCTCTATCAGGTGCAGCATATGGTTGTGGAAATCTTCGGGCATGACGGCCACGCCCTCGGCCATCCTTGCGTTTTCCCGCTGCGCCTGGGCCTCGTCCAGGTCCGCGTCGGTGAACATTTCTTCCTTGGAACCGTACTTAAGCAACCGCACCAAAAGCCGCGGGTCCTGAATGATCCCGCGGTCGAACAAGGCGAAAAGCCTCTTCTCCTCCTCGGCGCTCGGCGGCGCGGTCTCCAAGTCAATCGTTACCTTCACCTGAGCGTCAGGCGGGATGTCGCTCCCGCGAATAATAAAGGCGGCGTTGTTTCCGCCGCCCAACTGCCTCGGAAGGCTCATGTATTTCCTGGCCAACTTCAAAGCGTTCGTCAAGGCCGCTTCGATCATCTCGGTGTATCCCTGGAGAGCCACCTGCCGACGCTGGTCTTCCAACGCCGCCAGAGCCGAGAGCTGCTGCGCCGACCGAACGTTCCTGGGCACCCCTCCTCTGGTCAGCGCCGTCACCCCTGCTTGCTCGTCGGCCTCCTGCTCCAACCGCACAAGCATATTCACCGCCTGCGCCGGGAAAGGTTCTATCTTCAACTGTTCCAGTTTTCCACCCTGAAGTACCAGCGGGTTGTAAGAAATCACCTCGCCGGGATTCATCTTCACCTCGCCGGTTATCGCGCCCATCGGCGCAAGCAGCGGCGGGTTGGACAGCTTGACCGCGTTTTCGAGGATGTCGCTACGCAAACGGTTGTAAAGCACGTTCACCTGCCGAGAGTCCGAAACCCACGTAATCCCGTAGAACTCGCCGGGTACCGGAGTGTGAACCACAGCTGCGTAGGGTATGGGACAGGTGTCAGCGTAAGGGTTCGGCCCTTCGTACAGAACCGTGTTGCCGGAGTACACTAAGTAATACCCTTCCGGATTCTCGGGGTTCGGCTTCTCCCAATACTCGCAGACGGTGGTGGACGGCAGCCTCGAAGTGTTCAAGTTTACCCTCAGCGCCCCCAAAACGCTCATCAGCATGCTCGTCGCCGGAGCGCCGCTCACGTCCTTGCCGTACTTCTGCTTGACGTACTGCCTCGACCGCACGCGCTCTTGAATAACCCAACTAGCCTCGGACAGGTCACGGGCGTAGGGGTCAACCAGAATCTCGAAAGGAGAACACACATCCACAACCGGATCGCCGCCTCTGATCTCGCCGTAAACCGGTCCGGCGTCGGGGTCGTAGTAGGTCTTCACAAAACCCGTCCCGGTGACTATAGCCCACAGAAGAGCTTCCCGGAACGACTTCTCGTACCCATAAGTGCGCCACAGGTAGTCCAGGTAGTAGTAAATCGCCTTCGAGGCGGCCGCCGACGGGCACTCGACGCGGAAAACAGGCGTCGCTTTCGTCAAGGCCGCGTACTCAAGCCTCACCCGCGGGGTTATGATGTTCGAGACGAGCCGCGGCTGCCCTCTGCGCTCGGGAAGCGTCAAACGCAGGGTGTTGTAGCGCTTGTCGTAGGCCACCCACTGCTCGCCCAAAACGAAGGCCAGGTTCAGCCACCACTGGCGCTCGTAAAGCCGCCTAGCCTCCCTGGCCGCCTCGTACTTTTTCTTAACCTCCGCTAGAGAAACCGCCATACGTTCACCGCCTTACTGCGCCTGTCCGAGCCGCCGCAGCACCCCCAGGCGCGCCAGGTACAGTCTCCACAGCGGGTCGGCTTGCATCCACATCGGCACGGCACCGCCGCTCAGAATGCCTTGGAACTGTGGACTGGCTAAGTAAGCCTTGATCCCTTCATCCTCTTTCCCAAAAACCTGCTTGTACAAGTCGTAGAGTTTGTCCACAGACGGAAGATAAGGCAGAGCCGCGGCCTGCTGCACAAACCCTCCGGGCGTGCTCGGAAGGGCGCTCTTGGGCTGCTCCTGCGGCTGGGCCGCCTGCACGTCCTCAGCAGGTGTTATGCCTTGCAAGGTCGGCGGCTGCTGAATGCTTACCGGCTGCACGGCCTGGATCGCCTCCTGGAGCCTGGCGTTTATGGCGTCCAGAGTCGGCAGGCTGGCAAGGGCGGACTGGAACCGTTGCTGCAAGTCGCCGAGCTGCCCCTGAAGCCAGCTCTTCGCTTCTTCGGCGCCCTGCGCCCTGCCCTGCTCGAACGCCTGCCGGACGTCCTCCTCGGTATATGTCTTCGCAGGCTGCTGCGCCTGCTGCGCCTGCCGCGCAAGATCGGCCACCGCATAAACCTGAGACGAAAGCTGCCCAGGACCGGACCATATAACGTCAGGGCTGTGCGAAACACCCTTCTGCGATAAATAGGTCTTGAGCGTATCCACCTGCTCCTGTGACAACAGAGGAACCGTCACCGGGTTGCCGTAAGCATCGGTTATGGTGAAAGTACCGGGCGGGCTTGTGACCCGCGTGGCAGGAGCGTAAGTAGTGCCGCTGCTTTTACTAGCAGAGGAACCAGCCCCAGAACCGCTTTTAGTACTAGAACTACTGCCGGAAGAAGAACCACCGCCGCTTGAGAAATACTGTGGGTACGCCGCCTTGAACGCGGCGGCAGCAGCGGGGTCGGAGAGCTTCTGTCCGCTTGCTTCCTTCTGTTTTATCGCCGAAGCATAGGCTTCAGGACTGCCGAAGTACTTGATGTAGTCCTGATAAGTAGCCACCGCCTACACCCCCGCTTCCAACTCCTGCAACTCCTCCGCCCGGTCAAGCTCCTCCCTGGTAATCGTTTCCAGGGCCTCGGCGGTCTTGTACTGGCCGAAGTCACGCGCCATCAGGCGGTCGAGAAGCTGCGCCCTCTCCTTGCGCTCGTAATCCAGAAGCTCCACAACGCGCTTCCAATGCTGCCGCGTCTCGTAAAGCAAGAATACCATCGCCGCGAACCAGCACACCACCGCCGCCGCAAGGGCTTCCGTCATTCGCTTCTCCCCCCTCGGCGCTTGTGCTCGCGGTGGTGGGCGAGGAACGCGCCCCTGTTGTCGAACTCGGCCCCGCACTTGCCGCAGACGTACGCCTCCCCGCCGTCGCCCGCGTCCCGCGCTAAAACTACCTCGGAAATCTTCCTCGCGCAGTCAAAACAAATTATGTCAAACCCATGCACGACGCACTCGCGGTTCTTCCCGCCTATAGGAGCCTGGCAGAACAGGCAGCAGCCGATTGTGCCAATAGAATACTCGAAATCGAGAAACATCAATCACCCTTCTTTCTCGACAACCGCCTTAATATGGCGGCGCGCTTGTGAGGGTCTTTGATTTTCTTGGCCGCCTCGCGGGCCTTCGCGTAGCTTATCGCGGCCGCCTGGCGTCGGTCGTATCCCTCTCTTACAAGCTGCCGTATCCGCTCAGAAATAGCTTTTTGGGAATAACCACCCACTAAAGGCACAGCACATCACCCCTACTTGTACACCACGGTCACGTCTCCCGGAGTCCCGCTTATCACCACTGTCAGGCCGTTGTTGAAGGCCACGTCGTACGGATAATGTCCCGCAGCCTTGACGACCCCTATCACCGCCGCCCCGTCGCGCAGCTCCACCGCCATTCCCGTGCCCGCGTCTCCGACGTTGACGGCGTGCAGCACTCCGGGACCGCTCTTCACCTGCGTCCCGGCAGTCGCCGCGTTGAAGTGCGCGTAGGAATAAGGACCCAGGCCCTTGGCGTCGAAGTAGCCGAGAGCCGTCACCGCGCCGCCCCTGTACTTCCTCACCACGGGGCGGATGTACCTCACGGCTTCCACATCGAAGTAAACCGCGTTGGGATACGAAACGAAGTCCACAATGCCCTTCCCGCAGGCGAGCTTTCCTTCAAACGGGAACCAGTCCGTTCCGTTCAGGCTGGCTTCAAACCTCACGTCGGCCGCAAAACTGCCCAAAACCTGAATGACGGCCTTGTTGACGTCGGTGCAGTCCATAGCCTGCCCCGGACCGTCCGCCGCAGCGTTGTTGAGCAATGTGAACAGAGGCAACCCAAACACCTCCCGCATCACAAATAAGCACCCAGCTCCGGGTGCTCCTCGCCGCGCAAGGCCCTTTCCCTGAACATCCGCCGCAAGCCCCCTGCCGGAGCCTCTTCCAGCGGCCTGTTCTCGCGCAAGACGGCCTCCGCCTGCTGCTTTTCCCACGCCGTGGCGTACTCGTAAACGTCCTTCCGCACCATGCAGGCTATCGCCAGCGAGATCACTCTGTCGTCGTGCGCCCCCGCCGCCGCCTCGAACTCGCCCGTGGTCGGGTTGCGCACAAAGGTAAGCATCTCCTGGAGCGTCGCCCGCTCGTTCACAACCACTTCCCCGTTGGAAAAAGCGGCGCGCAGGCCGTCGATCATCAGCCTGCGCGTCGCCTTAGTGGTGTTCCACCCGATCTTGTTCACGAACCCGCCGCTCAGCCTGTCGTAGACCCTGCGCTGGTACAGCTTCGTGTACCCCATGTCCCGCAGGGCGAGAGCCGTCGCCAGCCCGTGCCCGCCGGTGACTTCCACGGCTATCAGCGCCTCGTTGTAATACTTGCCGAGCTGGTACAGGTCCAGCGCGAACGCCTGCGGCTCCTCTATCACGTGCAGGTGCGCCACCTGCTCGCCGGTCACCGCATCCACAACGTCCGCCGAGGAGGGGTCGCCGTCTTTTCCGGCCACGCCGGAACCCACGTCCGCCCCTATCACGTACAGCCTGCCGGGCTGCGGGTGCTTGAAGACGTGCAACCTCTCGCCGGGAACTTCCACGAACTTGCCGTCCACAATCACCCCCTCGGCGAACGGCTGCGCCGCCACTTCCTCCAGCCTGGCCGCCACAGCCTCGACCCTGAAGGCGCAGGACCGGTTCTGCAGCCACGCCTCGGCTTCGGTGGCCGGGTACTCCATCTTGAAGGCGTCCTCGTCGCCGCCGAAGTCGTTCTCTATCTTCCACTGCCGCCAGTAGAGCTGCTCCCTGGCCAGCGGCACGCCGAACAGCTCCGGCGGCCTCCTCACCTCGACCCCCGGCGGCACCGGGCGGCGGTACTCCTCGTGCTCGTACCACGGGAAGAACAGAGCCTCGTACTCGGAGAGGCCGCGCTTCGCCCGCTGAAACGTGTCGTAGAACCACCCCGCCGGGCCGTTGCCCGTGGACTCGACGAAAACCGCCGTGTTGTTGAAGTCCGGCACGGCGGCGAACAATGCGCGGGTCAGCGCTTCGGCGTTTTCATAGAACGCGGCCTCGCTGTTGCTGACTATTCCTATAGGCGTCTCAAAGTCGTGCGCGGGGTCGTCGACTTCTATATCATATACATCCGCCGTCTCGTAAGGCTCTATCGACTTCACTCTAACAAACCACTTGCCGTCAACCAGCTTATACTTCTTTACATGGTCGCACCCCGCAGGAAAACTCTCTAGGCCCATCAACTCGCGTATTCTGCCGCCAAAATCTCCGTAGGCGCCTAAGACATACGCTGGCTTCGTTTTCTTATCGTACCGATACCGCTCGGCGTGATAATACAAAGCCGCTACCCCGTACCCGCGAGCCAGCAATAACCTGCGCATCTGTCTAGCAATTCTCTCATGAACGCTGGTAGCAGTAACCATGTTTTCCTTGTATTTTCCGTTAACCAGCGTTCTCGTCTTGCTGCCGTCACCGGAGAAATACCCCGCTATAACCCCGTCGACGAACTCTGGAGTAGCCTTGAAAAACCACCAAGGGACGTGCTTGTCTTCCTTCACCCCGCAAATCTCAGCAACCAAGTGCGCCAGAAACGTATCATAAACATCAGTAACTGCACGCTTACCTTCTCTGCGTCTTGTCCGGCAAGTCCTGCCAAACTGTCGCTGTAAATAAGCGTTTATGCGCTCGCAATAACGTTCGTCCGCATGATGTCCGAACGATACGGCGTGGTAGCGGTCACTATACCCGTACTGTCTCTTAACACAACCCTCCGCCAAGTAATAACCGAGGAGAAACCCGAAATCGAAATCAAGCGGTATATAAGCGTACTCGCGATGCCGCGTTCCGTGCGTCTTCTCTTTGTTCGGCAAGTAAAACTCGTACGCCTTAACCTCGCCGCTTATCTCCAGAGCCGGAAGCTGTATGTAGTCATCCGTCGTAAGCTCAGCACACCGCTTCCACCCGCTATCGGTAAGAACTTTGTGCTCAGGCGTCATCGCAACGAACTCGTTCGACAGCCACGTTTCCACTTTTACCGTCTGCTTCTTGCCTGAGTAGAACTTGTTCTTCACCGGAGCAACCTTCCCGGTAGAAGTGAGCACGCAGTCGCCGATTTTAACGTGTCTGACCGGTTTCGTGCTCCCATCTGCTAACACCACCAGCGAGTCTTTGTGCAAACACAAATGCACTAGGTGCAGGGTCCTCGACCTGCCGGGATGACCGCTTTCCGCCGACGAAATGACCAGCGACGAGCCGTTGTTGGCGAACGAAATCTCGTACTTGGTGAAGTACCCTTCCTTGACCCCGAGCGCGTTCCTGAACCACTGCGGCAGGCTCCTCACCGCAAACCGGTTGATGTCCAGGATGTGCCTGGCCGCTTCGCGCTCGTGCGCGATCTCCATCGCCGACAGGTTCCCGTCCCTGAGCATCCTCCACAGTATGTAGGCTTGAATCACGGTGGAGACGCCCATCTGCCGCGCTTTCAGGACCACAAGCCGGACGGGCCGTTTCTCGGCGACCTGCCTGTTGACGGCGGCGACAATCTTCCGCTGGACGGAATTCAGCTCCAGCGTGCCCACGGTGCCGTCCTTGCGGCGGATAAAGAAAAAGCGCCTGCAGAAGTACTCAAAGTCCGCAAGCGCCCTCTGCGCCGTCTCAGCCAGCACCGGGTCAAGCCGCGCCACAGCCAACACCCATCACCTCGCGCCGCCGCGCTACTCGTCTTCCTCCGCAACCTCGGCGTCTACAGCCTCCCGCGCCCTCCACTCGGCCAAATCGGCCTCGTAAATGCGCCGCTCTTCCGGCGACACGCCGAACTGGTTGACCACCTGCACCATCGCGCCCGCGCCCTTGCCGGTCAAGCCCATAACGTCCAAATACATACGCATAAAGGACGCATCGCCTTCCACCGCCTTGAGCTTCAGGGTGTCCAGCACGTCAGGCAGGCCCTCGCCCAGCTTGACCATCGCCACCTTCAGGAACGCCTCGCGAAGGCTCGCAGCGTCTATGGCAGCGTCAAGCGCCTCCTCAAGGGTGACGGACGTCTTTCTGTCCAGGAGGCGCAAGACGAACTCTTTTGGTTCAAGAGGCATCAGCGCGTTGTCCACAGCTCGCACCCCGCCACTTCTCCAAGGTCTCCACAGCCTGCCTGCACCTCTCCTCCACCGTGCCCCGAACGGTGACGTAGCGCTTGCCCCGCAGCACCGCTTCCCGCAGGATCGCGTCCAGCAGGTTGCGGCAGCTCTCGCAGGTGTACCGCACGCCGTCGTCCACAACCGGAAACTCTACCGGGTGCCTTCCCCACCGCTCGATTACCTTGCGGGCCGCCTCCTCCACAAGCGGGAGGCCAAGCTCCTCGGACAGCCTCTTCGCGAGCATCGTCTTGCCGACGCCGTGAACGCCGATGACGCCTATCCGCACGCTCCCGCCCCCTGGCCTTGCGCGCCCTGCGCGGCCCGCTTTTCTTCCACCGCCTCAAGCACTTCCCTTATTCCTTCAAGCCGCCCGCCCACGTCGCGCCTTTCGGCCAGCACCTTCATGATCCCGGCCACCGCAGCGCGGTCCTCGTGGGTCAGCGCCCGCCACAGCGCGGAAATCGTCTGCTCGGCCTCCGTCGCGCCCAAAACGCCCGGAACCTTCTTGAACGGCGCGGCGAGCATCCACGCGGGCATCCCGAGGTAGTGCAGAATCCACAGCACGGTTCCAAACGTCAGCCGGTAGTGGTTGTAGCTCACGGGGTCGTCGGGGTTGCAGATGCCGCTCTTGCCGTACAGCCGCCCCACAAGGAAGTGCTTGATCGGCTGGACGTAGGCGCCGTCCCGCTGGTAGTACGGCGGCAGGATCTCCCGCAGGTTTCTAACACCCTTGCGGTGCGCTTCGCAAATGATGCGGTACGTCGTGAACCCGCCGCTTAAGTTGACGTAGTAAGCCTCGTCCACAAGCAGCTCCATCGGCACGCCGAGCTTGTCCGCCGCGTCTCCGAGAATCCGCCAATGCGCGTAGGCTCCTTGTCTGAGCCACAGTATAGAACTTTTATGCCTGCCCTCGCCTTCCGGCCGCGGCGGGAACAGCTCCTTCGGCGCGGTGTAAACGATCCTGTCGGGGTCGAAGTCGTACCCGCGCGTGCGGCAGACGATCCACAGCGTGGGAACGTCCAGCTTCAGCCGTATCGTATCGACTTCGTTGTGGCGGTAAATTTTCTTTTCCTCGGTCATGCGAACCACACGAAGAAGGCCGCCTCACGAACGAGCGGCCCGCGTAGGCAAAACGAAAGTCGCCCCGCGCGCTAGCCCGCAACAAGGCACCTCCGACATGAGTCGGAGTATTCGCCATGCGGTGGCAGCCAACGGCCCTGCGGCCGTTAATTCTCGTCGCGGCGCCCGCAACCCACCGAACCGGGCGCCGCGCTCTGGTGGAGGAGGTGCGCCATGCTATACACAGGCGGTGTCGGTTTTTGGCGTGTGCTGCGAAACACCGAATTTCCACGGTCATAGTACCACAGAGAGTGGTACGCTGTCAATACCCAAGATACGACCACCGCTTCAATCCCACAGGCTTTTTGCCGTCGAAGCGTTTGCGCCCGCGCCTGCGCCCTCCGCCGCGCTTGTTGCCGGAGAGGACGACCACAGAAGTTGAGCGAAACTTCGGGAGCACTTCGCGCAAGCCGTAGTACTTGTCGTTTTCCACAGCGTGGGGCCTCCCTGCCCGGTCGTAATGAGTCTAGTTCAGCGGGCTGTTGTCAGGCCAGGCGTATATTGTAAAAGGACCGGAGAACTCTTTGACCTTTATGCCGATCTCCTTCATCACATCATAAGCCCTCCGTCTCGTCATGCTGATACCGCGGTTGCTTAGCCTCTTCTCTATACTGGCCCACAGCTCGTGACAGGGGATCTCTTTGCGTTTGCCGCCCTCAAACACTTCGTAGAGAATTTCCTTCAGAATTTCACCCTTCTTAAGCTTGCGTTCTCTTGGCTGCGCCTCTTTTGTCTCCGGCACTCCGTACCGCTGGCACAGAATCTTGACCACCATCCTCGGCGCATTCACGCCTTCTTTTTCGGCCTCTTCGAGCAGCCGCAACCCGACATTCTCCGGCAACCACAGCCGTATGCTTATGGGCATCTGAGCCACCTCCACGCTTAGTGTATCACTAGGCGCGTATGTTGTCAAGAAGCATTTGGTATAAGTAGTTTACAGGTTGACTATGACGGATACTTGCTTGCACTCGGCCTCGAACGTCCGACATATGAATGAAGGAAAATACCCCCTACGTAAATTTCTGTTTCCATCATCACGTAAGAAGTTGAGTAAACACATTAGTATGTGTTTACCTCTCAAAACCTTAGTATTTAAAACTACTTAACGATGGAAGAAAACATTTACGTAGAGGCGTTTTTCCTTCTTTCATATGTCGGACGTTCGACGTTAGCTACTGTCTTATCCTTCCTTCAAGGTCTGGCTTGACTTCCTCCCCTGCATATGGAAAACCCTGTGAGCGTCCCCGCCCGCGCGAGGCTACCCCTGCCGGCCGGGGTACCCATATGCCTAGCTAAGCATAACGCCGGTAACCTGGCAATCGCTGGTGGATTGCCGGCTACCTGCCAGTTGTTTCCAGGTTGGCTGTCGCCCCAGAAAGTCCCAAGCTGTGGCTGCGGCCTGTGGGACCAAATTGCTGGCTGCCTTCCAGTTGTTGCCAAGTTGTCACCGCTATGTCCAAGCAGACATAACTCGCTGTCGGTCGCAGACACAGGTGCGGCTGCGTAAATGAAAAAGCGTGAAAGAAATTGTGTGTGCGCGTGAAAGAGGAAGGATGAACGCTGGCGCAATCTACGGCCAGCCGATTTTGACCAAAATCGGGCGAGAATCCACTTTGTGTGCATACACTTGGCGTGCTATAATGAGGCCAGAGACAAGGAAGGAGGTGAACAACAAGTGGCAGGGAGGCTTCGGCAGCGGTATCAGTGGCGCTCCGGCCAATGGGAATGCGTCCTCTCGCTTCCCGGCGGCCGCCAGGCCACTGGGCGCGGCCGGAGCAAGCGGGAAGCGTACAAAGCCGCCCGCGCGGTTTTGTATGGCCCAGCCGGCTGGCGGCCGGCTTGGGCGAATGGCGGTAACGTGAGGCTAATTGGCTAGCCCCGTTGGGCGCCGTCTGGGCGCCGAGGCGGCTTCTGCGCCATTCGCGAGCGGCGCGCGAGGCGCAGCGCGGGCAGGGCGCTGCGTAGTAGCTGTCGCGGACGGTGGATGCGGTTGCCGCTCAGCGCCTAGGCCGGTGATCTTTGAAAAGTCTGCCAATTCCAGGCTCACCTGCCAGAGCGGGGAATTGGCTATATCGGCCGCTTCGTGGGAGCGCGGCCTTGCGCTGTGCCTTGCGAAGTCGGCAGTTCGCCCTACCGGCCAGCTGGGAAACGCTGCCAGCTAGCTGGCACTGGCTGGCGCCGCCCAACCCTCCGGTAGTGGCTATCCCAGGGCGCCGGGAATGCCTTCCGGCTTTGGACCAGGTTTGCCAGAACCTGGAAAACCGGCCGGAAGTTAGCTCCGGCGGCTTGGGGAGGGCTGCCAATTCCTGGCAACAGGGATTGGCTACGGCCGGCGGCCAACACAGAGAGACGCGGCCGCCTGGCCCAATACGGCGCAGGGGTTGCAGCACTCGGCTTGTGGGCTCAATGAAGCCCTGTGGGCTGAGGGCCGATTGTACATATCACAAAACCCTGGAGGAGGTTTTCCACCATGCTCTACATTGCGGACGGCTTGCGCAATCACGTCAAGCAGTTGCTTGCCGAATACCCAGACGCAGACGAGCTGCTTGTCGACGTGATTGCCGACGGCTGGCTCGGCGTCCACCAAGCAGAAGCGGCTTGCGAGTTCTTTGGTCTGGACTACGACGAGAACGACGAGTGGATCTGGGAGAAGATTGACGAAGCGGCGGAGAAGGAAGCCGAGGAGTTGAACGCGGAGTTGAGCGACTTGCCGGGGTACTTCTGCTTCGGTCATTGGGACGGCGGCGGCGAATACGGCTTGATCTTCGTGCGCGAGGCGGCCGAGTAAGGCCGCCTCTCCTGTACATAACCCAAAACCTAGTGGGAGGTATAGCGAAATGCACAAACCTAAAGTCCTAATTGACCAATACTATGGTGATTGTGGTCTATATGTCGAAGTTTGTTGCCAGGTTGTGGAGATTGTGGATGCGCACTACGATGACGAAACAGACACTACCTTAGTGCAATACGCTTCACCTTCCCTACGCGATGTTCTTATTGGTCCTCACCGCGGCTGCTACGGCGGGGGCCGCCCGCCGTTCAAGTCGCAGCGAAAGAAGGTTTTGGCCGCCGCAATTTCCTACATCGGATATTACGGCGGTGAAACTTCAAAAATCTGGCGCGGTTATGTATTGCCTAAGTGGTTCCCCCAAGCAAAGGAGGCGGCCTGCTGAGAAGCCGCCTTTTGTACATAACCGCTTTGGGAGGGATTGGCAATGGCGTTGTTCTGTGGGCCTGGGTGCAAGGCTAGCTACCGCGAAGACAGACGGATAGGCGTGATTTACCCACTTGTTCTAGACCGCGAAACCGGCCGGCGCTACGGCTGGGAAGAGGCCAGCGAACTGTTTGGGTTTTGCGCTTATTGCGGGCAGGAGGTGAAGCGAAATGCGGCTAGAACTCGAAAGGCTCGCTGAAGAGCTTGACGCTTGGCTTCCCAGCGAGAGCGAGGAGTTTACTACTCTGTTCTTCCGCTTGCTTGCAAGCCTGCCGGGCGGTGAGCTGGCCGAAGAGGCCGGCTACCGCCCGCTGCCTGTGGGTTGGAAAGAGGCCGAGCTGTTGGCGAAGACGCTGGCGACTTTGCAAGACGCCAGCGACGTGGCCTACCTAGTGGGCCGGCTGGCCGGCGGAAGGCTGGTCGAGGACGCGGCTTGCTAGCCGCCCTTTCTCGTACATACCGCAAAACCTCGCAGGAGGAGGTTCGCGCCATGTTGGTCATTTATTGCTACCTGCTCGGCCGGTCATTCGCGGCCGAACGGGTTCCGGCCTGCCCGTTCGCAGTAGACATGGCCGAAGTCGATCAGGAATGGGTGCTGCGGGAGGTGGCCGCCGATGGCAACGATAGCGAGAACGGTCATTGATCCACTCCCCGCCGTGGCCACGTTCTACGGCCTGGACGCACTGCGCCAGGCCGCCAAGACCGAGCCCTTCCGGCCTAGCCACGAGCGGTGGCGGGCGGATTTGGAAGACTTGTGGGGCCGATTGGTTCCTCGGCTGGCCAGGTGCTTCTACGATTACCTGGCGCTGGCTTGCTTCGGCGAGGCCAGGCACGCGGACCGGGAGGCCAGCCACTACATTGAGGACTTCCCGGCTGATGGCGGCGACAGCCGGGGTGAGGCGGTAGTTGCGGCCCTCGGTTACGATCCGCGCCAGTTCCTGCCAGTCTTGGAGCGCCTTTTCTTTGAGGCGCGGTGGCAGGGTGGTTTCGGCGGCGAGAGCTGGGGCCGCATCGCGAAGGCGGCTCAGCTCTACGGTCGGCTACCGGATGCGGTTTTCGTAGACCACGTTGTGGACCTTACCCACAACGGCGGCCTCTGCTTCGACAAGGAAGAGGCCGGCCTGCATGTGGGTTCGCGTGTGACCTATCTGGAAATACTTGATCGCAAGCGGAGAGACGATCCAAGCGCGTTTTTGGAATTCTTGTGTCACTTTCATTACACCAGACTTCCCTGGGCGTTCGTCAAACTTGTCCTGCGCGCCGTGGCCCTGGAGCTTGTGGTCTTGTCGCCCTGGGCGCTGTCGGCGCTGGCCTACCGTCGGCGCGAGTGGGCCATGCGTTACACCTGGCCCGACGAGCAGCTGGCGCTCATCCTGGAATACGAGCCAGTCGAGTGGGGCGACGGGGTGCTAGGCGATAGCTTGGTTAAGTCCAATCGGTGGGTGACCTGCGACGGCTGCGACGAGGATATACCGGAAGGCGACGCTTATTCGTTCGGCGGGTACACTTATTGCTCCTCGTGCTATGAAGAGCGGGTTAGCACCTGCGACCACTGCAACAAGGCCGTCTGGGCCGAGGATCTGTGGTGGTCCGAGGCTTACGACGGCTGGCTGTGTGAGAGCTGCCGGGAAGAATTGCTAGACTATTGTGCGTCATGCGGTTGCGAGATTTTGGTCGAAGACGCGATATGGGATGACGGCTCAGAAGACTACGTTTGCCAAGACTGCGCTAAAAGCGAAGACGGGGAGGTGGCTTGATGGTACGGTGGTGGAAGAACAAAACCTCGGCAAAGACTGGCAAGGCCGAAAACAAGGCTGAGGTCAAGACTGAAACCAAAACCGATGTCAAGTCGGTTGTGTGGCTTCGTGGCGGCGAGTGCCACGAGGACCCGAAAGAAGTCGCGCCCGCCCTGTGGTGCGGCAGCAAGTGGGCGGCCGAGGACATGGCCCTGATGGGCCTGGACGTCCTCGTGCCGCTCGCCTCGCTGGACGGCGACATTTGGGAAACTGGCTGGCGGGGCGAAATTCTTTACGTGCCTATAGAAGATTACGGCGTTCTGCCCCAGGACGTGCTGGCCAGGTACGCCCGCCGCGTCGCGGACCTGCTCTGCGACGGCAAGCGCGTGGGCGTGTTCTGCGTAGGCGGGCACGGCCGGGCTGGGTACTTCGCGGCGGCCGTGCTGGGCTTGCTCTACCCGGAGATTGATCCGGTGGAGCACCTGCGGGGTTACTATTGCGAAAAGGCGGTGGAAACCGAAGGCCAGCTTCGCAGTTTGGCCGAATTCCTTAACCGGCCCGAGCTGACCAAGCACGGGCCGAGCAAGACCCCCGATGGGCTTGTCGCCCTGCTCGGCGGCGGGGAGGTGATTACCGCCGGCGGGGCCGTTGAGAAGAGAAACAGTTGGGGCAGTTGCTACACCTGCGAGTGGTTGAGTTTTGAGAAGGGATTAAAGCAATGCGATTGGCACGGCTGCATAGTCGAGGGCGCGGCCGGCGGTTGCGGCGACTGGCGGCCGATTAATGCAAGGTGGAGAGAGGAGGTTTGATCTATGGCCAAGACGTTTACTTCACCACAAACCGGCTCCGAGTACCGCGTGGTCGCCGAATACGGCGACTTTCTTATTTGCTACCGTCCTATTGACGGCGGGAAGCGGTTCCGCGTTCGCATCCAGGGGCCGGAGCCGCTGTCTCTGTGCGGGGTAAAGAAACGCCTCCACAATTTCGACATATGGTCCAATGTGAAGGACGGGGACCACATCAGCGTTGTGGTTCCTAACGACGGCCAGAGTCTTGCCAATGCCGTCGCGGACGCCGTGCGCGCCGTGATGCTGTATCCCTTTGGGAAGGGAGGTGAAGAGTGATGTTGAGCTTGGCCTTCACATCCCCGCAGACCGGCAGTGAATACCGCGTTGTCTACGCCGCCACCGGCCGGCTTGTGGCCTACCGCAGCCTGAGCGACGGCCGCTACCGCGTTCGGGTGCAGGCGCCGGAAAAGGAGTTGGCCCAGCTCAAGGACGAGCTGGACGGCTTCGGCTACGGCGCCACCGGCAATGACCACATCAGCCGGGTGGTCGAGGCCGAGGACCTGCCTGCCACCGTGGGCGGCGCCGTGGCCGCCGTGGTGCGGCTGGCCGAAAGCTTGTAACCTGTGAGGAGGTGCGCCCGATGAGGCCCTGTGGGCCGAGGGCGCCGCGTACATACCAAGTAAAAAGGAGGGGTATGGTGTGTTGAGCGCGAGGGAGATTGTTCTTCTGGGCGAGGCTGCCGAGGTTCTTGGCGCCTTGGCCGCCGAGAAAACCGAAGCCGAGTGGGAGCAATTTTTAGACGGAGTGTATCAAGTCGCGACGGAGATGCAGCAGGCAGCGAAGGACAAGCCTTTTATTGTGGGAATTGTCGCCGCGGCGTACACCTTGCACGTTTTGCTTGAAGAGCTTGAGAGGCGGCGCGTCGAGCGCCGTGGGTTTGTTCAATAAGTTTATGAAGGAGGGATTTGGTATGGATTTCACCCGCTTTTTGACCATTGTGCGAGACGCCAGGGTAACCGGCCGCCCCGCTGCCGCTGTCAAGGTGTTTGAAGATGCCGGATTGGGCGTGACCCATTTGTCCGACCCGATGGACATCGAGCACTTCTATGTCAACACCACGCCGCACCCGGTGCGGGTGCTCGGCCGGGACGGGCGCGTTGCGCTCGCCGTCCCCGCCGCCACCGACCCGCTGCGGTTGGAAGAAAAAACCGAGGTCGTCGGTTATCTCGACGGCATCCCGGTGGTGGAGAAGCGTTTGGAGGGTGTTGGCGAGAACGCGCGCCACGAGCTGGCCTTGCACGATTTGCTCGGGTTTTTCTACATCGTCCCGCTTGTGGTCGCCCAGGCCGTGCGCTACTACCGTTTCCTCGTCCCGGACGATTTGGTGCGGGACGAAGAAGGTAAAGTAGTCGGCTGCCGGCGGTTCTCGACGTTCGACAAGATAGTCGTTTAAGGAATGGGGTGACGCAATGAATTGTTGTAAGTGCGGAATCAGGATAAGTCTTGCTGGCCCTTCCACCCCGCCTCCTAAAACATCTCATGAATGGGTTGAGGTACGGTGGCACGAAAGCGCAGAACTTGAGCCTTATTATTGCAAGATTTTCATAGTGCGTACCGACATTTACTGTCGTAGGTGTTATGAGGAATTAATAGGAAGCAACTGAGGAAGGAGGCAACCAACGATGGCCGACTTTAAGTCAGCACAATTACGTGCGGTAGATCGGTCCGTCGGCCGGGCAGTCCGATATTTGGCTACGGGCGTAGAAAAAAGCATTGTGGTTTACGGCGCCGTGCCGACGACTGCGGCCGTAGGGCTGCTTTGTATTCAAACGCTTGCGGCCGTCAAAGACGGCTTCGGTTTGCCGCTCTTCAAAGCACTTCTGGCGGCGTTCATGCAGGACTTGTCTAAAGAGTGCGGCGTGCCCGTGTCGGTGATTTTCGGTGAGGAGGCGGTCGTAAATGAGCAATGACGAAGCCAAGTTTCGCGAGGCGGTGGCGCGTCTGGGCATGATGATGCTTGGGTGCAGCGCGGCTTACGGCCCGGCGATTGCTTCCGCAGCCGCCGCCTGGCTTTTTATAACCACCTTGTCGGCGATTAGGGTTAGTTGTGGCCTTGATGCTTTCAAAGAAGCGGTGGCCGCGTTCGCCCGCGACCTCTCGCGGGAATGCGGCTTGGGCGTGACCGTGACTTTTGTGGAGAAGGAGGAGGAGGTGTCCATATGACCGTTCGCGTCTGCGCCCGTTGCGGGTTCGGGGTTCACGGCCTGGACCCGACCACCGGCGAAAGATACTGTCTCGCCTGTGGTTCGCGGGTGTTCTCGGACGTAACCCGCGACCGCTGGCGTTGTCAGTATTGTGGAAAGCTAGCTGATAAGCCAGTCATGATCGTGGACGCCTGGCAGGGCGTTCATTACGACGGCTGCCGGGGGTGGGATTGATGTGGCCGTCGGCAAGACTGTGCCCGATGACGTCCGACGCCAGCGGCCGTCGCTGGCACTGCGATAAAAGCAGTATGTGGTACCGCGATGGTGACTGCGCGGTGGTCACCCTCGCTAACGCAATAGCCGGCTTGTATCGCTATTTGCTTGGGCACCGGAAGGAGGCTGATTGACGTGTCCTTTCCGCCTTATGCGACAAATCTGGAGAAGTTGAAAGTGGCGTTCAGCTTGGTGTCCGAGGTATACACCGATCTGGCCAGAGAGTTGGGTTTTAAGGCGGTGGACAGGTTGGCGGAATTGGCGGAGGCAAGCAGGGCGTTGGATCGGTTTATAAGCGTCATACTGCCCGATTTACGGAAGGAGGTGCGGGAGTGATAACGGTAATTGATACCTATCCCGGCGGTGAGCTTGACATCGTCGCCAAGGAAGGGATTGTCAGCGGCACGGTCGAAGTCACATTACGGTTTGTCAGCGGCGACGCCTGGAACAGCGTGGTTCTCACCCTGCGGCCCGAGCAGGCGGCTCAGATCGTCGAAAAGTTGCAGGAGGTGATAGAGCGTGAGGCCAGCAGCAAGGAAGCGGCTTGACTTGAACGACCTCCCGCCGTTTCTCACCGTCCCGCAGGCGGGAGAAATCCTTCAGGTGGATAAGCGGACGGCTTACTATCTTGCCCAGTCGGGCGTCATCCCCACCGTCCGCCTAGGCAAGAGGCGCCTGCGGGTTCCGAAAGACGCTCTGCTGGCGAGGTTGCAGGAGACTAGTGGGCGCCTGGCGAATTAGTCTTTTTAAGACTTTGTGGAGGAGGTACGGCTATTGTGGAGGATGTTCTGGTTGTTTTGGAGAGCAGGACCGGCGTTAAGTTTGCCGGTTGGGTGGCCAAGGAGAAGGCTGCCGAGTTCAAGCGAGACGTTAAAGAGAGGGGCTTACGCATCGGCGACGCCGATCCTTGCGTTCCCGTTCATCTGCGGAATAAGTGTTTTAAGATTGTGAAGGCGTGGTCGCCAAGCATGCCTGAGGCGTATCTGAAAAAGCACCCGGAAGTTATCATCCCCCGCTGGCTGTCTCTACGTCCGCCGCGTCCTGAGTATTGGGCTGCTGTGGGCGAGACGCCTCCGGCGGAAATTTTACCCGAAAACTGGTTGTAGCAGTTGGAAAGGAAGGGGAGGAGGCGCGTGCCAAGACGCGGCCGCGGCGAAGGCACCATTGTTAAACGCAAGGACGGTCGGTGGGAGGCCCGCCTGACGGTGGGCCGCGATCCTTCCACCGGCAAATTGAAGCGGATCAGTTTTTACGGCAGGACCCGCGCAGAGGCTGCTGAAAAGTTAGCGGAGGCAATGGGCGAGCTGGTTACCGAAGGCGTGCTGTCGTCGCCGGGAAAGTTGACCGTCGGCCAGTGGTTGGAGCGGTGGTTCAAGGAGTATAAGGAAGGCAAGCTGCGGGTAACTACTCGCGAGAACTACTGGTCCATAGCCAAAAACCACCTGCTCCCCGCTCTCGGCGATCTCCGGCTGAAGGACCTTCGCGCGGATCACCTGCAGGCTCTCTACAACGCGAAGCTGCAATCCGGCCTGGCCGTGCGGACGGTGCACCTGATGCACCAGGTTATGCGCGGCGCGCTAAAGAAAGCCGTGGAAGTCGGCCTGCTGAAGAGGAACCCGTGCCAGGGTGTGGAACTGCCTTCGCTCAAGTATGAAGAGCGCGAGCCGCTGACGCCGGAGGAGCAGGAGCGGTTTCTCCGAGCGCTGGCGTCCGACAGGCTCGGGCCGGCGTTCATCACCCTCCTCGGCACGGGGCTGCGGCGGGGCGAGCTGCTCGGCCTTAAGTGGTGCGACGTGGACCTCGACGGCGCAAGACTCGTGGTCCGCCGCCAGCGTGTGGCCGCCAAGGGCGGCGCGAAGGAGCAGCCGCCGAAGTCGGAAAAGTCCAGGCGGGTGTTGCCTCTTCCGCCTGTGGTTGTGGAGGCGCTGAGGCTCCACCGCGAGCGGATGGTGATGGAAGAGAACTACAGCCGCGACGGCTACGTTTTCTGCACCGGCAAGGGAACGCCTATCCTGCCGCGAAACTTCAACCGCAAGCTCACCCAACTCTGCCGCAAGGCCGGGTTGGAGGGCGTGTCGCCGCACGTTCTCCGCCACACCTTCGGCACGCGGCTGCTTGAGGCCGGCCACGACCTGCGCGTGATCCAGGAGCTTTTGGGCCACAGCAGACACAGTTTTACGGCGGACGTCTACGCGCACGTCCTCGACCGTCTCAAGCGGCAGGCGATTGAAGACCTAGACCTCGGCATAAAAAGAAGCTCCCCACCGGATGAGTGAGGAGCCAGTCCCAGCCGACGCCGGGCGGTTTTCCGCCCGGCTAAAAATTTGGGTTCGTGGTGTCGTCAAATTGTCGTCAGCCGCGCTTTTTACCGTCCGCCACGAACCCGCAAACCCTTGATTTTCCTGGTGGGCGATGGTGGATTCGAACCACCGGCCCCTTGCTTGTAAGGCAAGTGCTGCCAGTTTTTGGGGTATTGCCGCGCCTGTGAAGCGTTGATTTTCCTAGGTTTTGTTTCACCGTTACTCACTAAGACTCACCACTTTTCTTTCCTTGTTGTCGTCAAAATTGTCGTCAGAGGTTTTTGGGCGGTGGCGGCACATGCGTTGAGATCACGCAGTAAACGACGCCTTTTATGCTATCGTTTTCTTGAAGTTCATAGTCTTCATAATTGGGGTTAGCGGCGCGGAGGAAGGGCTTGCCGTCCTTTTCAACGTAGTACTTGACCGTCGGCAGCCCTTCTTCTCCAATTGTGGCAACTACCATGTCCCCCGGTTTCGGTGCGATGTCTGAGCGGATTAGCACTTTGTCCCCGTTGTGAATGCCCGCCCCGACCATGCTGTCCCCGACCACGTTGACCATTGCGATGTCTTCGTAATTTGCTGCCGGCGGTAAAAGTTCAGGCGGCAACGGTACTAGCACGGTTTCCTCTGTAAAGTCGCTGGTGTAACCGCCGGCTGCGCTGAGTTGCTTTATCGGCTTTAGCTTGGTTACGTAAGTTGCCGGTGTTTTTATCGGCGTGGTTCCGAGGATGCTTATTTGATCGCTTAGTCGCTTTAGTTCCAAGGTGTCCGACTGCTTCGGCCACCGCGCTAACTCCTTTACGACTTTTTCCAGCGCTGCGATTAGTTTCTCTTTGTCTTCGGGGACGATTGGCTTCGTCAGAAATTCCATATCGACTCCGAGAATATCGGACACGGCTCTTGCATCGGCTAATCGGGGCGACCGTTCTCCGGTTATCCACGATTGAACACGCCGATAGTCCACATGCTCCCCGAGCAATGCGGAGAGTTTAGCTGCCAGATCTCCGATTTTAATGTTTTTGGCTTCCATAACTTCTTTCAGTCTGTTTCCGAAGACCTTGCGCTGCTCTTCATCCCACTTCGCTTTCTCTTGTTGTTTGTTTTTCTTCTCATCTTCGCGTCTCCGCATTTTGTGGGCCTCCTTTCTACTTGACTAGGGTTCACGGAGCGTGTATAATTACCACAGGTGGTGGTACTTATGGCAGCCATACCCGCGTTCCGTGAACAGGACCTTGTGTTGGACCTGCAAAAGATTAGGCAGCGCCGCAAAGAGCTTGGCCTCTCAATAGAGCAGGCTGCTAAAAGAGCTGGCATCACATGGTCCATGTGGATCAAGATCGAACGCGGCGAACGCCTCCCTTCGCTCAGAGTGGCGACGAGGGTAGCGCGGGTCCTGGGGGTCGGCCTCGACTACCTTCTCACCTCATAACTATTATACACAGGCGGTGCAGATTTGCATACTGCTTTTCTTAATTCCACAGGAGGAGGTGCGTGCTATGAGCAGGAATTTCGGCGTCATTTTGCGCCAGCACAGGCTGCGTGCGGGACTAACCCAGCGGGCGCTGGCACGTCAGGTGGGAGTAGCGCCTGAAACACTTAGCCACTACGAGGTCGGGCGTTTGCCTGTGCCGCCTGACGTCGCCGTAGCCATTGCCCGTTCCCTGCAAAACCGCTGTCTGCTGGAAGCATATTGCCACGGTTGTCCCATCACCCAAGCGCAAAAGGGGGTGGCGTAGGTGGCCACCGTCGCTCTTGACTATGCCAGAGACGGAAAACCCGTCTCCTATTTAGTCCGCACCCGCGGCGTGGACGAAGGTCTTCATCTCCGCAAGGTGGACGGCGCCCGGTGGGACCCGCGCCGCGGCGTATGGGTTTTGCCGCTTGACACCGACTTGGGCGCTTTGCGCCGCCGTGTTGCGCTTGTTTTTGAGAATGGCGCTGGTGAGTGGTACGAGCAACGTGTGACTAGGCTTGAGGAGCTACGGCGCTTGCACACGGCTAAAGACGCCGACGTGCGGTTCGGCGAGGGGCTGGACGGCTATCAGCGCGTCGGCGTTAAATTCCTGGCCACGGCGGGGTCGGCGATTTTAGCGGATGATCTTGGTTTAGGGAAGGGGCACCCCATTGGGACGCATATATTGACCCCACGAGGATGGCGGCCCATCGAGCAACTCCGCGTGGGTGACAAGGTAATTGGGGCCAACGGGCAACCGACGACCGTGGTTGGTGTGTACTGGCGCGGGGTATTGCCCGTATTCCGAGTAACGTTCACAGATGGTGCGTCGGTACTAGTTGACGCTGACCATCTGTGGGCAGTTAGGACTGTGAACGACCAGCGTCGCGGACTACCTTTTAGAGTCGTGTCGACGCGCCAGCTCATAGGCGACTTGCGATGGGCCTATGGACAACTCAAATGGCGTATTCCACTAGTCAAGCCTGTAGAATTTGAGAGCGACACGAACTACCCAATCGATCCATATATTCTCGGCGTGTGGCTTGCTGACGGTTCGGTTGGGCACTCGGTCAAATTCGTGCCTGGCGATGAACGTGTGGCCGAGGAGGTACGTAAGTTGCTTCCTCCCGGTTTAAGCTTGGCCAGGCGTGTTTATAAACGAAAGGCCTCAGAGTTTGTTATTGCTTCAGCGCACGCTGGTGCTCCGAACCCTGTGTTCCGCGTACTAAAGAACCTGGGTTTGACGGGCTTGCGCTCATACGAACGTTTTATCCCTGAGAGTTACTTGTTGGCGCCTGTTGGTGTACGCTTAGCTCTACTCCAAGGGTTAATGGACTCAGACGGCGAGGTTCGGAAACACGATGGGCACGTAGAGTATGTCACTACATCCAAGGCGTTGGCCGAGGGCGTGGCGTTCCTTGTGCAGAGTTTAGGCGGTACAGTTCGCTGGCATGAGAAGAAGGCACCTGCTTACATTCACAACGGTGAAAAGCGCCAAGGCAAGTTGGCGTACCGCTTGACTATCGCTATGCCCGACGGACTAGTACCTTTCCGAGTGAGGGCCGATGAGTATCGCCCGCATATAAAGTATAAACCCAACAGAATTATTGAGTCCATTGAACCCGCAGGTGAAGCAGAAGTAGTTTGCATTGCGGTTGATGCGCCTGACCGGCTATATGTAACAGAACATTTTATTGTAACGCACAACACTGCCCAGGCCATCCGCGCCTGCTTGGAAGTCGGAGCACGGCGGGTATTGGTGGTAACGAAGAAGTCCCTCTTAGCGCAATGGGAGAAGGAAATCGAAAAGTGGGCGAACGGCGAGTTTGCCCGTCTCGCTGCTAGTTCTGGGACTATTTCCGGCGCGCCTTGGACGGTTGCCAACTACGAAGCGGTAGTCCGCCACGCGGATCGTCTGGCCTCTGTCGGGTTCGACGCGATGATCGTGGACGAGGCTACCGCAGTCAAAAACCGCAAGGCGCAACGCTCCAAAGCAATCCACAAGCTGGCCAAGGTTATTCCACACCGCTTTTTGCTGACCGGTACCCCGATCCACAACCGCCCTGACGAGCTGTGGTCTTTGCTGCATACTGTCTCCCCTACCCGCTTCACGAGCTACTGGCGGTGGGTTGAGGAGCACTGCGAGACGTGGCCCAACCCGTGGGGCGGCGTGGACATCCTCGGCGTGAAAAACCCGAAAAAGCTCTCCGAAGCAATTTACCCGTATCTGCTTCGCCGTACCAAAGAGCTGTTGAACTTGCCGCCGTTAAGCGAAGAGACAGTTCACATCGATCTCACCGACGAGCAGCGGCGTATTTACCGCGAACTCAAAACCCTGCTTATGTCTAGCATCGGTTCCCGCATTGTGGTCACGCCTACCGTCTTGAGCCAGCTTACCCGTCTCCGGCAGGTGTGCTGCTCCCCCGCCCTGCTCGGCGGCAAGGACGCCAGCGCGAAGACCGAAGCTCTGTTGGACCTATTGGAGGAGTACGCGCCTGACCACAAGGTTCTGGTTTTCACGACGTTCGCCGAGTACGTCCGCCTTCTGCTCCCCGTTCTTCGGCAGTGGAACCCTGCCTACATCACCGGCGACTTGTCGGCGGCCCAGCGGGAGGCGCAGGTTGCCAGGTTCCGCGACGACCCGACCTGCCGCGTTCTGGTCGGCACCATAACCGCGATGGGTGAAGGATTGAACCTCCAGGTGGCGGACGTGGTGGTATTTCTCAACAGGGAGTGGGTTCCCGCCTGGAACGAACAGGCCGTTGGCCGCGCTTATCGGCGCGGGCAGACCAAGCCGGTCCACGTCGTCAACTTGGTCTGCCGAAATACGGTGGAAGAGCGCGTCGAGCGGCTGCTGGCGGCCAAGGAGAACGTTGTGCGCGAGGTAGATCTGGCGGTCAGGCTTCTAGCTGAACTTAAAACTGATCTTACAGAGGAGGAATGAGACTGTGGGTCGCAGCTTGTCGTTTGCAGACATTTGTGAGTGTGGAGAAGTCGAGGTCGAAATTCCACTGGCGTGGGCGCTGTTGTACGAGGTCTGCATGCACATAGCGCGGGAGGTTCACGCGCGGCCTGCGTGGGAGGCGGAGGCAAAGCGACTCGCTTGCCGCATCAGCAGGATGATTTCCTGCGACGCTGTAGTCGATAGCACCATAAGCATGTATGCCTTGCTTGTCGTGCTTTTCGCCTACTTGGCTACGGCTGTGGAAACTGGCGCTTTAGAGGTCATCGACATGGGAGGGGGTGATGGCGGATGCCGGTCCGCGACCTGGCTGAACTAGCTTACGAGGCCGAGCGCTACGGTTACGTTCTGGTCCGGTGGGACGCCGTGGACCGGGCGCTTGAGGCGGGCGTGATCTCGGAGGACGACCTTTTCTAGATGGAGACGGCCGGCATGGGAGATTTGCCGGCCTGCGACGGGCAGGGAGGTATTAACACCTCCTACTGTCCAGTTTACAGGATTTGGAAGGGAAGTGTCAAGATGGTCGAAATCCACGCGAGCCAGATCACGACTTACAAGACGTGCCCGAGGATGTACCGTTTCAGGTACGTTGACCGCCTCGTGCCCAAGGTCGAGAGCGAAAAGCTCGTCTTAGGCAAGGGCGGCCACCGGGCGCTGCAGGCGTATTACTCCGGCCAAGACCCTCTGGGTACCTACGACGCCTGGGCAGAGGAGCAGCTTGCCCGTTTCAGCTCCGTCGCTTGGCCGGACGAGCTGGCTAAGATCGAAGACCAGCTGGCGCTCGGGCGCAAGCTCGTCGCCTATTATGTCGAGTGGGCAAGGCAGAATGACAGCTTTCGTGTCTTGAGCACCGAGCAACAGTTCCGGGTGCCGGTGTGGTCGCCGAAGGGCAAGAAAGTCCCCGGTGTGTGGCACGCCGGGACCTACGACGGCATTGCCGAGGACGTTTACGGCAACCTGTGGCTGCTGGAGCACAAGTTCTACAACCACTTTCCAAGCGAGACGGAGCTACGCCTGAACGAGCAGGCCGGTTATTACTTGCTGGCGGCCGTGCAGCTATTCCCGGATCGCGTCGTGCGAGGCGTGATTTATACCGTGATCCGCAAGGCCGACCCGGACCGTGCGAAGGACGACGTGGTGCGGCGCTGGTGGGTGCAGCGCAACGAGCACGAAATCGCCGCCCTGCGCGACAGGCTCTATTACGCTTACCGCGCCATCGCCAGCGACAAGGTTTGGGCGCCGTCGCCGGGGTTCCACTGCACCTGGCAGTGCGCTTACACCCGCTTGTGCCTAGCCGAGGATGATGGTTCCGACATTAAGGAGCTTGTGGACGCTTTCTACACCACGGAGGAGGAGGCTGCTGCATGACGGTCTGCGTTGGTATCCGCAAAGTGAATCGCTTAGGGCGTATTACTCTACCATACTCCGTAATCGGTGGGTGGTATGGCAAGTATGTCTCAATCTGGACGGACGGCGAGTGCATCTTTATCAAGCCTTTGGAGGAGGTGAAGTAAGATGGCCGTGCTTGAGCAGGAGGTCCTAACCCCGCCGCGCCGCGCGGTGCCGAAGCTGCGCCGGGCAAGCGAAAGGGAGGTGCTGGTGAAGGCGCTGATCTATGGCGAACCCGGCGCGGGCAAGACCTACCTAGCCTGCACCGCGCCCAATCCGATCATTTTACTGACGGAGCCTGCGGTCTCTGACGCCACCATGCTGGCCGTGCGCCGGGACTTGGGCGTGGACCCCGCGGTGTGGGAAATCCACACCTGGGAAGACCTGGAGGAAGCCTACGAGTACCTGCAAGGCGGGCAGCACGAGTTCACCACAATCGTAATCGACAGCTTCACCGACCTCTGCCGCCGCCTGATCCGCTCCGTGTTAGACGCGGCCACGGCGAAGCGGGCGAGCCACGACCCGGACATCCTGGAGCAGGGCGATTGGCAGCGCGTAGGCGAGCGGTTGCGGTACATCGCGAGGCTCTTCCGCGACTTGCCCTACGACGTGGTTTTCACCGCGCTTGTAATGGAAATCCAGTCGGAAATGCTGAAGGTCCCCTACGTCCAGCCCAAGTCGGTGGCCCGCGAATTGGCAGCGTACTGCAACCTGGTCGGTTACCTAGGCGTGTTGCCTGAGGGAGATAGGTATACACGGCTCTTGCAGGTGGAGCAGTCTGCCACGGCGGTTGCCAAAAACCCCGGCGGCACGCTCCCGCCTGTAGTGCGGCATCCGAATTTGACCGAGATTTTTAAAGCGGTGAAGGGAGGCTTGCCACACAATGGCTGTTAAAGTACTGCTGAACTTCGATGGTGTGGAGGATTACGAGTTTACGGTAGTCCCGGCGGGCGTCTACAACGCTACTGTGGACACCAGCCAGACGGAGCTGCTGCAAAGTCAAGGCGGCAACAACTACCTGACGATCCGCTTTGCGATCGCCGACGGCGAGTACCAGGGCGTGAAGGTCCTGGAACGGTTCTCGCTCCAGCCGAAGGCTTTGTGGAAGCTGAAGAGACTTTTGAAGGCCGTTGGCTACCCGATCCCAAGCGGCCAATTCGCCTTCGACGCCGCCGCGATCCACGGCCGACCCGTCAGGATTAAGGTTTCGGTGGAAACGTATGAGGGCCGCGAGCGGAATCGAGTTGAGGACTTCGCTCCGCTCGGTGGCAACGGCGAGGCGCTGGCACCGCACATCGCTGAGACAACGGCCACCCCTCAACAGCCGGCTGCTAGGTTGCCATTCTAAGGCAGGGCGGCAACCCCGTGCGGTTGCCGCCGTACATACGCGGCGCGGCGCAAGGTCGCCGCGTTGCTTTCCCACAACCGGAGGAAGCAGCAATGCTCGAACACGTTGCCAACTACCTCCAACTCGGTTTGTACGTCCTACCCGTTTGCTGGCCCGACGAGCGTGGCCTCTGCGCCTGCGGCAAGGGCCATACGGGCCGCGCCGTCGGCAAGGCGCCTCTGCTGTTGCACGGCCACCTGGACGCCTCCCGTGACCCGCTCCAGGTGTCGCGGTGGTGGAATCAGTGGCCGATGGCCAACGTCGCCGCCGCGCTATGGCCGTCGCGGCTGGTGGTGCTCGACCTCGACAGCGAGGAAGCCGTCGAAGAAGCCCGCCGCCTCGGCCTGCCGGAGAACGCGCCGTGCGCCGTCACGGGCGGCGGCGGCAGGCAGTATTACTTCCGCCGCCCCGAAGGGGTCGGCCCCGTGCGCCGGACCAAACGCGGCGAGGCCCGTGCGATCGACGTTCTCACTGATGGGTACACGATCCTGCCTCCGAGCCGCCACGCCAGCGGCGGTGTTTACCGGTGGCTCGTGCCGCTGGCTCCGGTGGATGAGCTGCCGGAGCCGCCGGATTGGGTTATCCGGTTGCTTTTTGAAAAACAGTACGCCGCCGACGAGGACCCGGAGCTGGGTCCGCCGCCAGCGGAGGGCGAGGCGGAAGCGGCGGTCAAGGCTCTGCGCTCTGTAGTCGGCCTCCTGCCCAAGCGGGCACAGGACTTGATCGACAACTACGTGGTCACCGACGACCGCTCCGGGCAGGCCTGGGAACTGGGGCGGCTGCTCGTGGAGCGCGGCGTGCGCGACCCGCGGACGCTGGCCGCGGTCCTTTACGCCAGCGGCATCCATAAGTCCAAATGGGAAGAGCGGCGCGACCGCTGGCAGGATTGCTGCCGCATCGCCGCCCGGTGCCTGGACGCCGCGCTGGCCGACGTGGAGGCCGCTGCCGCCGATCCCCTGGCCGGGATAATCGTCCCCGGCGAGACGTGGATCGAGCGGACCGCCGACCTGGAATGGTTGTGGTATCCCTTCCTGGCGCGGGGCCTCTCGACTACAATCGCCGGAGGCGTGCGACGCGGCAAGACGACCTTCGTATCCGGCCTGCTGGCCCTCCTTACCGGCGGCGTCGGCGGAAGCGGCGCCGAAGGCATAGACCTCGGACCCATGTACATCGGCTACCCCGTCAGGCCCCTCACCGGGCGGGCGCTCCTCGTCAGCGAGGAGCACCAATCGGTCTGGCGCAAGCGGGCGCCTATAAACTGGCGGCTCGTGGACGTTGTGGAGGACTACGCCGCGCTTACGGGCGCCGAGAGCACCTGGGAGCGCTTCCTGGCGGAGATACGTTCCGGCCACTGGCAGCTGGTCATTATCGACAGCCTGGATGTGCTGGTGACCGCGAGAGGCGCCAGGAGCGAGAACGACGCCGTGGACGTGACGCGGGTGGTGTCGCCGCTGCTCTCCGCCTGCCGCGTGAGCGACACGGCCCTCTTGCTCCTCGACCACGCTTCCAAGGCGCAGGCAGACACCGGCGGCGTGGACTCCGTGCGCGGTTCTTCGGCCAAAACCGGCAGGTCGGACGTGGTGGTTACGCTGGCCGAGCCGTATGAGATGAAGAATTCGCGCTACCGCCTGCTCACGGCTCGGTCCAGGTACGACCTGCCGGGAGTGCCGGAAGACGGCCTCGTGGTCGCGTACAACCCCGAGACGCGCCTGTACGACCCGGTGTGCCCGTACTCGGAGTGGAAGGAAGCAAAGCGCGAGCAGAAGATCGCCGGCCGGGAAAAGGCCGTGCTCGAAGCGCTGGTCGACGGTCCGAAGAACGCAACCGAAATCGCCGATGCACTTGACCTGTCTAGGCGGACGGTCACAGAGCGGCTCAAAGAGCTTGCTAAGAAGGGCGTCGTGGTGTCTTGGACTGCCAAGGACGGCAAGACGAAAGTTTACGCCCTTTCCGAGGGTGGTGACGGCGAGTGAGCTACATTCCTCGCTGGTTGCCTTGCGGCGTGGAAGTCAACAAGAACTGGCGGCGCGGCATGCCGCTGGAGTGCTGCCGCACGGTCTGCCCCGACAAGCCGAACGCCGCGATAGACCGTTGCTACAAACTCCACTTCAACCGCCTAAAACGCATGTTGATGAAGGCTGGCATTCGGCCGAAGGAAGAAGAAGCATGGTTTGAGATTAAAGACGCTTACTTCCGCCTGAAAAAGGAAAAGGAGGCGAATGCTGGTGGAGAGGGACGTCAAAGTGCATCCATGGTATCACAGTAGCTACCCCTGGTGGGCTTGGGGTTATTACACGGCTGCGTTGCGAGGCGAAGTCCCGAAGGAGGTGTCCACAGAGAACGTTTACCTGTGGATTGAGAAAAGCCCCCTATGGCCGAGGGTGAAGAAAGCGTTGACTAGAGTGTGCCTCAAGGACGGAGTTGAAGATGCTCTAGACACCTGGAAGCGGAAAATGGCGACGGCCGTTGTGAAGCACTTGAAGGCCGTAGGACTGGCGAGGTGACCGCCGTGGACGTTAAATTGCTTGCCTATACGCCCGAGCCTATCCGGGTGCTGTGGACTGCCGCCAGAACGTGTTACTCGGCAGATATGCCGCAGGAACTGTGGGAAGATTATCCCTACGTCCTGGGATGCCAGCATGAAGAGTGCGGTCCTAACAAAGTTATTAAGCTTTTGCGGTCGCTGTGGGAACGCGGCCACCACAGCGTGTTTGAGCACGTCAGCTTCACCTACGCCGTTAGCGGCGTCTCCCGCGTGCTGTTGGCCCAGTACAGCCGCCACCGCATAGGCGTGAGCCTGTCGGTGCAGAGCCAGCGGCACATGGTCGTCGGCGGCGCTCTAGAAGCACTGCCTGTAGTATTTCCGAAGCGCATCAGCCCCGACATTTTCGAGGTTTACTCGCGGACGGTGGAAACGGCGTTTGAGGGGTACCGCGACCTGATCAATGCAGGGGTGCCGGCCGAGGACGCCAGGTTCTTGCTTCCGCAGGCAGTAGTTACAAACTTCGTCACCACAGTCAACCTACGCTCTCTCATGTACCTGTATCGGGTGCGGGTGCTGGAGCCGGGAGCGCAATGGGAGATCAGGGCGCTGGTACAGCGCATGGTAGAGTTGGCGGGCGAAGCTGTGCCGGAGCTTGGGTTGGTGATACCCGAGGTACGAAGAGAGGTGAGACAGGATGCCGGAGCGTGACTGGCAGGCGGACTGGGAATTGTGTCAGCAAGCTGACCTTCGCAGTATGAAGGAGGTTCTCTATGAAATAGTTCAGAAACTCGAACGCACCGAGCATAGTGGACACTGGTATGTGCTAAAAGACGAAACGCCAAAGTGTTTGGAAAATGCTAGGTTCCTATACGAGGCTTGCTCCGGCTGGCCCGCCGCCCTTGAGGAGCGGGCGCGGCTGGAGGCAAGGGTGCGGGAGTTAGAGGCGCGGATAAAGTCGTTAGAAGACGGTTTGTTCTACCAGGCAGAGGTCGCAAGCAAATTGGAGGAAGAAAACCGCCGCCTCAAGGCTTTGGCGGAGGCGGCGCGGGAGTTTCTGCACAAGTGCAGTTTCGATGAGTGCTCGCCCTGCGCCGATCCATCGGACTGGCGGATGTGCGCTGAGGCCTGTCCTGTTGAAAAACTCCGCGAGGCCCTGGCGGCGCTGGAGGAGGCGAATACCAATGCCTGAACTGAACGTCAGTAAGGAGGACTGGGGTTTAAAGGTATTTGCCAAATGCGTGTGCCACGCCCATGCTGTGGAGGTTAGTTGGTTCCAAAAAGATGACGGCACCTATGACGACGAGATTTTTCTTAGCTTCTGGCACCACGGCCACCAGGATTACACCCTGTGGGAGCGGGTTAAGATGGCGTGGCGAATATTGACGGGCCACACGGTTGAGATAGACGAGATAATCCTTGACCGCGAAGAGGCCAAACAACTGGGCGAGGCGCTGGCGAGGGCGGCGGAGGAACTGCCCAAATGTGATGAGCGGGAGGGTAGCCGGGATGTCTAACTTCCAGATCACATGTCTCAAGTGTGGCAGGCAACTCTCGATTAGGAACGTTTGGTGGAAGCCGTTGTTCAACAAGGACGGGGCAGTAACGGGGATGCGGGTACAGTTGGAATGCGCGTGCGGCAACGCGGAAGGATATGTAGACTTTGCTGGTGACGAAGGTGAGGAGGCGAAAGAGTGATGCAGGAACGCATCTGTCCCGCCTGCAACCGCCTCTGTTACTCGGCGGCGACGACCGAAGTGTGGCGGTGTCCGTACTGTGGGGCGGAGATGCCGCCACCCGTAAACCCTAACAACGACAGCCTAGACGATCTTTGGGCGTGGGGAAACGCAGTAGCTGAGCTAATTAGGAAGAGGCAAGCCGTCCTACTTGAGCGATTGGCCGAACTTGAACACGAGCAGTGGATGGCCTGGGCAAGAACGCTCATGGAAACTGAGCAACTATCGGAGGAAAGGCGCAAACGGTGGCAGCAGTACATGGTGCCGTATGCCGAGTTGCCAGAGGACGTCAAAGAACATGACAGAGTATGGGCAAGGAAGGCGGTTGCGATAGTGAGCGAGTGGTTGCATGGAGTGACGAAGGATGCAGGACAAGGCGACTGACGCGGCTGTTTCCAGGGCTGAGCTTATGAAGCGCTTGGCCGAGTTCGCGCCGGGCAAGGTGGTCGAACTCGACGGCTGGCGGCTCAAGGTGGTGCGGGTTGATCTGCCCACCGATTACAGAGACTACGCCCTGATCGAGCTGGCCCCGCCCAAGTCGATGGTGCCGGCCGTGGCGGTGGCGAGGCTGGATCGAAATGGGCTGAGATTTCGGGTGCCGGAGGGATGGCGATGAGCGAACTGGTCAAATACCGCGAGGAGTTCGGCGACATCGCCGCCGAGATCACGGAGTTGCTGGTGCGCAAGCGCATGGACTACGGCGACGAGAGTCTTTCCCGCTTCGGCGAGCTGGGCATCCTCGTCCGGGCCTGGGACAAGATGTGCAGGCTGGTGCATCTCCTATGGGACAGGCGTGGCGCGGAGCCGCAAAACGAAAGCGTCGAGGACACCTGGCGCGACTTGGCCGGGTACGCCATTCTGGCTTTGCACGCAAGGCGCCACGGGTTTGCTCGGATTGCGGACGGGAGCCGGCAGCGGTGAAGATTGTCTTTCCACAGAACTCGGCGGCGAGGTTCGGCATGGGCTTGCAGGGCGACGCCCTTTACTACTGCCGCAGATGCTGGGGCTATAGGGTCGCCAGCGGTGCCGTCGATCAGATGGGATGGTGGGGACTGTATGGAATCGCCAACCTGCGTCGTAGCGGTTGATCCGGGCGAAACCACAGGCTGGTGCGCGGTCCGGCTGCCGGATTTTGAGGTTGCGGCCGGACAGGTAAGAGACGTAGATGCCTTGATACGTGTTCTCGAAGCCCACAAGCCTGAGGTTGTAGTCGTTGAGGACTTCCGCCTTCGACCAGAGCGGGCGAAGTCGCTTTCCCAGCAGCAACTCCACGCCAGCGAGGTCATCGGCACGGTCGCGGCGTGGTGCGGGCGCAACTGGGTCGAGCTGGAGCGGCAGCCGGCTAGCATGAGGACGGTCGTCACCCGCGAGCTGCTGGGGCGATTAGGGCTGTGGAGTTTGACTAGAAATATGCCTCATGCGAGGGACGCCGCGAAGCATTTGGTTGTGTGGTTGTTGCGAGAGTACCCAGAAGCAATAGTACGACGGTCTAATATGACTTGTGCAGCGTGGCAAGGCCCAGTCGAGCGCGGCGTGGCGAGGTGTGGCTAGGCCTGGCGCGGCGAGGCAAGGCGAGGGACTACATAGACCCGGCTGGACATGGCGGGGTTGGGCTTGGTGAGGCCGGGCGTGGCAGGGTTGGGTTTGGTAAGGCTGGGCAAGGCCAGGCAAGGAACTACATAAACCCGGCGTGGCTTGGCATGGCAGCGCTCGGTGCGGCCCGGCGCGGCGAGGCAAGGAACTACATAGACCCGGCTGGGCCAGGCCTGGTGCGGCAAGGCGAGACCCGGCGAGGTTGGGTCCGGCGCGGCGAGGCAAGGCTTGGTCTACATACCACACTCACAAGGAGGGTTGCTCATGCGTTTGCCTCTCAGCGAGTTGGTTCTTGACTATACTGTGTATCCCCGGACAAACGTTTCCGAAGAACACGTCCGTTTGATGGTGGAAACGCTCTTGTCCGGGAGAGAATTGCCGCCGATAGTAGCCTGTGCTACCACCAAGCGCATAGTTGACGGCTTCCACCGTTACCATGCGTACCAGAAGATCAAGGCGGAGACTGTCCCCGTAGAGTTGAGGGTGTACGCCAGCGAGGTGGATTTTTACAAAGATGCTGTCGCCCTCAACGTAGGCCACGGCAGGCCATTATCTCGCTACGAGTTAAAGCGTGTTGTGGCAAAGTGCGAAAAGCTGGGTCTGCAACGCGAGGAGGTGGCTGAGCTTATCCGGGTAAGGCCGGCAACGATTGACGAAATGCGGCGCGAAGTCGCGTTTGCTGGTGGCGAGATAGTCCCAGTAAAGCGCGGTCTGGAAGCCTTGCAAGGCCAAAAACTTACGCCTAGGCAAGAGAAGACACTACGTAGCTGGGGCGGGATGAACGCCGTCTTTTACGTTGACCGACTGATCGACTACCTACAGTGTGGTTTACCCGTTCCGGCTTCTTTAGCTAATCGGCTAGACCGACTGGTTGAACTGTGGATCGAACGAAGGCAGAAAGCAACGGCGTGACCTGCGCCGATTGCCGAGGATACCGGAGAGGAGGTTCTTTCAAATGCTCCAAGAGTACCGTTTCAAGATTCTGGGCGTCACTCCCCTGCTGATGCACGCTCCCACAGCGATGGGAAGCAACGGTAGCAGTCCCAAACGCAAAGAGGTGCCGCCTCCCGAAGAAGAGGCCGAGCGCGGAGCTTACAGAACGCCGGAAGGCTACTTGTGCTTCCCGGCAATAGCGTTCCGCAACGCTGCTCTCAAAGTAGCTGGACAATATCGGTCCGGCAAGAAAAGCTACAAATCACTGCTCGCGCACATCCGTACTGCGGATGAGTTCGTCATCATGCGGCATCCTGAGACATGGGAACCGCTGACATCTTACGCGATTGACACCCGTCGCGCTGTGGTGCAGGGTCAGGGTGTCATTCGAGCTAGACCGCGCTTGGACGCCTGGGCCTGCGAGGTTGGATTGTTAGGAGACGACGAGATCGGTGTGAGAGACATGGACAAGGTGTTGCTTCAGTTCTTGAACGAGGCTGGCGGCACTATAGGCGTCGGGGACTTTCGATTGGAGAAAGGCGGTTGGTTTGGCTTGTTCCGGGCGGAACTCGCTTAACACAGGTATACACCGGAGCCCGGCTCTTTCACGATCCGGGCTCCGGTGTTGGTCACATCGATGCTACATAAGTAGGGCATGGCAGGGTGCGGCTAGGCTCGGTCGGGCAGGGACCGGCACGGCTAGGCGTGGTAAGGCAAGGCGTGGCAGGGAACTACATAAGTCAGGTGAGGCCGGGCGTGGCATGGACCAGCACGGCTTGGCGAGTTGAAACTAGGCGAGGCAAGGAACTACATACACAGGGCACGGCGCGGTAGGGTGGGGCTGGGCAAGGCGTGGTGGGGTATGGCACGGCTAGGCATAGTAGGACTTGGCATAACTGACAGCGCGAAGGCGAGGTGATTAATTTGGTTGACCCTCTGTGCGAACGATGCCCTCTTCAAGGCCGCCCACAGGTCCCCGGCGACGGCCCCGAGAAGGCGGCCCTGGTGCTCGTCGGCGAGGCCCCCGGTCGCCGTGAGGCCGCCGAGGGTAAGCCGTTCGTGGGTCGCGCCGGGCAGTTGTTGGACAAGGCGCTGGCCGAGGCCGGACTGCGGCGAGAGGAGATATACATCACCAACACCTGTTTGTGCCACCCACAGGACAACGCCACGCCCGACGCCAAAGCCATAAAGGCCTGCCGTTCGCGCCTAGTCGAAGAGATTAAGACCCGTTGTCCTAAAGTAGTGATTCTGGCAGGCGGTGTACCGGTCAAAGCGATCTTCGGCAAAGGGAAGGTAACCGACCTGCGCGGCGCGGCTGTGTGGGTCGAAGAGTTGCAGGCCTATGCGGTTCCGACTCTTCATCCCGCCTTCGTCTTGCGTCAGCCGAACCTTTATCCCGATCTGGTTCGCGACCTGCGGTACGCCAGGGACGTGCTCCGCGGCACGGTGAAGCCCGTCGAGGTCGGCTGCGACGTGCAGCTTTTCATCGCCGACGATCCCAACGATGCCCTTGCCCTGGCCCGCCGGCTTGTGGAAGTCAGGGAGGCGGCGGTGGACGTAGAGTGCGCCAGCGACGGATCGCTTCTTTGCGTTTCGTTTTCATGGAAGCCAGGGACGGCCGCTATACTGACGGCGGAGGCGCTTAAAAGTCCCGCCGTGGTGGCTGCCTTTTACGATGCTTTCAGGCGCGTGAAGCTCATCGGCCACAACCTGAAGTATGACCTCAAGGTGTTGTGGCGGCAAGGGTTGTGGAGCGCTAGGACCGGGTTTGACACAATGCTTGCGCATTACACGCTCGACGAGCGCCGTGGCACCCACGGCCTCAAGCAACTGGCGCGGCTCTACTTTAACGCGCCAAATTATGACAAAGAAATCGAGCCATACATCAAGAAGGACGGCCTCGAAAACTGCCCGAAGGATTTGCTTTACAAGTACAACGGCCTCGACGCCTCCTTCACCTACGCCCTGTACCAGACGATCACCAAGGAACTCGGCCCGAACGAGTGGCAGGTGCTGAACGACCTCCTGCTCCCCGCGAGCGACGTGTTGGCGGAAATGGAGTATTTCGGTATCATGGTGGACGTGCCTTACTTGCAGAAGCTCGACGCCGAGTTGACCGCTGAGCTTCTGCGGCTGGAGAAGGAGATGTTCGCCGTGGCCGGTCGAGAGTTCAACCCCAACTCGCCGAAGCAGCTGGCGCAACTGCTCTACCAGACGCTTGGCCTCCCCTACCCCGGACGGGTGTCCACGGACGAGGATGCCCTGAAGCGGCTTGCACCGTACCACGCCTTGCCCAGACTGCTGCTCCAGTACCGGGCAAAGCGGAAGTTTCTGACGACCTACATCCAGGCGTTGCTCGATGCGAAGGACGAGAATGACAGAGTACACACAACATTCAATCTCCACGGCACGGTCACGGGGCGCCTGTCCAGCAGCGATCCGGTCAACCTCCAAAACATTCCGCGAGAGGGCGAAGCTCGCAATATGTTCATCAGTAGTCCGAATTGGTGTTTTATAGAGTGCGACAATTCGCAGGCGGAGATACGGGTTTTAGCATTGTATTCGGGTGACGAAAAACTGTTGGAAATATTGGCTACTGGCGGCGACATTCACGAGCGGACGGCACGCATTATGTTCAAATGCTCTGGGGAGGTCAGTAAGGAGCAACGAACAGCAGCTAAGCGTATAAGTTTTGGTTTGATATACGGGATGAGTACCCAATCGCTTGCCGAAGAGCTTGGCGTAGGTTTCTCCGAAGCGGAGGAATTAGTAGCTGAGTTCTTCAAAGCATTTCCGCAGACAAAAGCGTGGATTGACGAGACGCAGAAGCGAGCGCTTGCCGAGGGGAAAGTAACCACAATATTTGGCAGAACCAGACGGTTTGGGTTGATAACACCGGAGAACAAGAGCGACGTGCTACGACAAGCGGTAAATACTTTAATACAAAGCACGGCTTCGGACTTTTGCCTGTTAGCCCTCATCGGACTACATCGACGATTGAAGACAGGTGAGTTAGGACGCACGCGGCTAGTGCTCACGGTCCACGACTCGATATTGGTAGAAACAATGGAAAACCCAAAGGAAATAGGCAGAGTCATATATCAAGAGATGTGTCGGCCAGCGGAAGGGAAGGTCCCGTGGAACGCAGAAGTAAAGGTTGGACTAAGGTGGGGTGAACTTCAACCGCTTGATGTGTTATGATAGAATCGCAACAGTTCAATCTAGTACGATGTGACACGGCCTGGCGGGGCTGGGTATGGCCTGGCGTGGTGAGGTTGGACGAGGCAAGACTAGGCAAGGCGCGGTAGAACGCGGAACGGCACCCTTACCGAGTTGGTAGGGGTGCCGTTCCGTTTTGTTTCACGTTCTTATCCCGTGCCACCCCGGCTCGTCCCGCAAATATCGTATCAACTTTTCGCGTGCGCTTTCCACGTCGTCTTCCTCTTCTGTAGTCAGCAGGCGATGCCATAAGCACAGCTCCACGCACCGAAGTAAGACTTCTATCTCCCATGCCTCCAAGGCGCTCGGCAACACGGCTGGCCGCCCCCTAATTGAGAATGAATTGAAAACAACCTCTTGCTAGAAGCCTCTACAAGACGCCTTTTCGGGGCAGGTAGGGATAAATGTATTACCGCCCCGAAAAGGCGGTCTATAGGGCCGCGCAGCTAATACCTTATTCCGTGGTGGTATGCCAAGTGGTTGAGCAACAGGGCCACCACGAACCACTTCGGCGCGGGGTCGTCCGGCTTGTGGTCGCCGGAGAAAAGCGATGCCATCTTGCCCCGTTCCATTATCTGCTCCTTCCAGTTCAGCTCGGTCATCTTCACCATCTCCACAAACTTCTGCCACGGGAACTTGTTGCCGGGGCACTCGGTGGCGCTCAGCTCCCTGTGGGGCGCCAGCCTGGCGTTCGGGTACCGCGCCAGCAGCCACCGGCACAGGTCGGCGGCGGTGTCGAGTTGTTTGTCCGGCGGGACGTCCCGCGAGAAGTCGCCCACGAGACACACGCCGAGGCTCAGGTGGTTGTACCCGGCGCAGTGGGCGCCCTGGAGGTCTTCGGGTCTGGCCCGGTGGGCCACGCCGTCGGCCGTGACGACGAAGTGGTAGCCGATGCCGGCGTACTTCTTTTCGGTCTTGTGGATGCGGTCGATGTCTTCCACCGTCCAGGTGGGCGGCGAGGCGCTGTGGTGAACCACGATGAACTGGACGGCCTGGAGCTTGCCTACTTTGCCATTTGGCTGCCACTTGAAGCTTTCGTCGAGGATCATCTGATCCTCACTCTCCCTTACGCAAGCTGTACAGCCCGCTCAGCAGGTCGTGCAGGAAGTTGCTGCCGCGTCCCACAAGCAGGCCGCTCAACACCTGGCCGACGTAGGGAGCGTTGAGCGTCACGCCCACCGTGGCGAATAGATCAAGCCCGGCGAGCACGCATACCGCCACGCCCAGCCCCAGCGTGATGGCCACGTCGGTCCAGGCCGGCACCGGCGGGAACGCGGGCTTGGCGGCCTGCCATATGGCCTCAATCAGCAACGCCGCGGCAAGGAAAGCAAAGAATTCCTGCATCCTCAACGCCCCCTTCCGTTTCTCAGTTCACGGGTAAGCTCGCGGATGGCTTCCTTGAGTTCCAACTGGGCTTCGACGCTGTGGGCAATGTGATTTTGAATTGTCTCTACAAACTGGTTCATGAGTTGTTCTTGTCTTTGCATAAGCCACTTCACGGTCGAATAAAAAAGCGCCAGCACCACGGCCAGCGCCCCGCCCTGGAGGATCAGTTGTTCGTTGCCCAAAGCGGCCACCCCCTACCAAGGTCGTCTCAGCTCTACAAGCCTGTTCCCGGCCTGCCAGTTCACCACATACCCCATCCGTTCGGCCACAAACCGGATGGGCAGCAGCGTCCTTCCGTCCACCACCTTGGGAGGCACGTCTAGCTGCGCGTACTCGCCGTCCACTATGGCGGTCGGGTTATCGATTTTGAGTACGATGTGCCGCGCCATCTTCGGCGTGTACGGCACGTCCACGCAGGCCCACGCCTCCATCACGAACGGCCAGCCGATGTCGCGGTCTATCCACCAGTCCGTCCAGGCAGCGTAAGGCAGCCAGGCAAACCCGCCCTGCCCCCATGACGTGCCCCAGGAGTTCATGATCAGGACGGCGCCGCTGGCGTCGTCGTAGCCCACGGCGCAGACGGCATGGCCCCCCAGTAGCTTACCGCCCGGCCTGGGAATAACGTCCACGATGTTGACAAAGCTCTCCGTGACTGCTACCGCCAGCAGCACGGGACCCTGCTCCACTATCGCCCGCTTGAGTTCGTCCAGCCCCTTTACCTGGGCGTAGACGCTTATCCTGTACGGCTCGGCGGCCTTTGTGACGCTGTCGGGAGGACGCGGCAGGTTAACGTCGGTGGTGAGTTCACCGTAAGGTAGCACCGTCTCCGGACAGACGCCGTAGTCCTGAAGCACCTTCATCGCCACGCGGGGGTAGGTTCCCGGAGTGGACGGTATGCCGTCCAGTTGCTTGGCCATCTGGTAGATGTACCTGGGGGACAGTCCGCCTCCGGGCACGTCTCCCTGTTGCCGCTCCTGCCACTCCTTGATGGCCCAAGCCGCGTGGCCCACACAGGTCCCCAGCTTACCCTGGTTGCGCACGCCGGGCATCTCGTCCCTGCGGCTGAAGGACGGCGGTAAGGGCTGGGTGCCGGCGAAAACAGCGAAGGCGAAGTCACGCTTGTCCGGCGGCGAGGGCCACAGGCCGTAGGACTGACCCAGCTCCTCCAGGCGGTTGGTTATTTTGCGCCACCGCTCAAACATCTCAGACACCCTCTCCCCTCCTCAGAACCGTGACACGTTTCCTTTCCGGCTTGAGCACCCCAACAAGCCCCTCTACAGCCCGCCGTGCCTTCTCCGGGTCGCCGCAGGTGAAGAAGTCGATGGCGATGAACTCCTGCGCGGGCCAGGTATGAACCGCAACGTGGCTCTCGGTGAGCGGCACGATCACCGTCACCACGCTGTCGCCGTAGTCGTCGCCGTGCTTCGCCTGCGGGAAACTGAACCAGCACTCGCGGCCAGCCTGCACCATCCCGGCCTGCGCCACGGCTTGCTTAACCAACTGCGTCAGCGCCGGCCCGTCGGGGATGATGGCGCACCCGTACAGGTCGGCGGCGTAGAGCATGCCTCTCATGTCAGTCGCCTCCCTTAGCCAAGCCATCCGAGCGCGTCGAGCATCTCGAACTGCACCGACGACGCCAAGCCAGTGTCTTGACGGTAAAGCGGATAAGGGATAACTTTGATCTGTTCCAACAAGTCATAACACTTATCGACAGCCTCAGGGATGTCGTCTCCTCGGCCGGTCACCACCATCAGATAACCGAGATTGCCGGCACCGTAGAACTTCCCATCCTTATAGCGCATTTCACTAAGCCACACGTGCCGCAAACCGGTCTTCTCAAGTCCGCGCACCAGCGCGAGCTTGTTTAGGCGCTCGTCTTCCCTGGGGAATGTCCCTGTGGCCAGCACCACATTGGCCACCCACTTGTCGGACATGCGCGTGGACGCCTGGTCCCTCTGCGCCATCCTCAGCAGCCACTCGCCCACAGGCTCGTCGAGCAATTCGCACCAGGAATACAGCGTCGGATAGCCCGGCCTGCCGGCCGTGAACTCCAAGGGAACGAAGCTGTCCCCGTCGAGCACGATGCAGTTGAGATCAATGAAACCGCAATAGCCCCATTCCTGAAGAAGCGGAGCGAGCTTTGCTAAGGTTTCACGGTACAATCTCGCCTGCGGTATCACGCGGCCGATTTCGCCCATCTGGCCCGTGCGCGGCCCTTTGTCCAGGTCGAGCATTCGCTTGATCTCCTGGTTTAAGTAGCAGGCTTCGTCGCGGAACCTTTCTCCGTCGAAGAAGCAGGTGACGGCGAACTCTATTCCTTTCGCAGCCTCCTGCAAAACGAAGTCCACGGTCGCGCCGGGAGCAAGTTCCTGCCAGTTTTCGTCGAGCCAATCTAGGAAGGCGAGCATGTCTTCCGGCTCGTCGGCCACGTACGCCAGGTCGCGGCTCACTTGGCTGTTGTGTTTAAGCGCCCAGCTGCCGCCGTTTTCCTGTACGAACTTCTTAGCCTCTTCAAAAGACGTGAAGCGGTGCATCGGAACGGTCGGTATGCCCACCTGCTGCATGACCTCGTAGGCAAACATGCGGTCGTTCTCCAGCCTGGCGACGTTGGGGTGTCCGCCGATGATGAGCTTGTCGGGGTACTTTTCGCGCAGCTCCAGGTACCACGCGCCGCTGTCGTACAGCGCGTCCCCCTTCGGCTTCTGGCGCACGTCGTCAAAGAAAACCAGGTCGGCTTCCTCCACATAACGGCGCCAGTCGTCCACCTTCTGGAGGATGCCGTCTCCGCAGTCGCTCTCCACGTCGCTGTGGACGTAATAAAAAACCTCATGGCCCTCTGCCATGAGGCGTATCGCCAGGCCGACCGTCTCGGCCAGGCAGGAGACAATCAGGAACCTTGCCAAATCGCACCACCCCGGCTTATAGTCTTGATAAGGAGGTGTCGGTCATGATAATTTTCATTACCTTCATGATCGGTTTTTGCATAGGCATGATCATCAGCGTTGACGTGCACCGCGGCTTAAACCACTCCACCTGGGACATCGTTAAAGATGGGCTGATGTGCGGCGCGTTCAGCGTAATCCTCGGCGTGATGGCAAGTTACTGAGCCAACTGCTCTATACGCCGCGTAGTCGCGCCCGGACCGAGCACGGTGTCAGACGGCTTCTCGCGCCGCATCAGCTGCCTGTGGTACTGCCACACGTCGCGCAGGGTGACTTCCTCTTTCCTCTTGCCGAGCGCCCTGGCCAGCCAGCTAAGCTGGCTGTCGCTGAAAAGGAATTGCAGAGTCCGCTCGCGGTCGCGCGGGTCGTCCTGCGCAAAAACGAGCCGCATGTGCCACAGGTGTGCCGGCAACGGATCGGTGCGGAAGTACTTTTTGAACAACGCTTTGCTCTCCGGCGAGAACACGTTGGCAATTGCCTTGTTCCTCACTTCTGGCGGCAGGCCGAGGATGTCTAGCGACTCCACAACATCCTCTTGAGACGGCACCTTGCCGAGGACAGAGGCAAGCCACTGCATCCAGGGCTGGGAAAGAACCACCCTCTCGGTAGCCTGCCCAGCTCTGGGTCTCGCCGGGACTTTCCACAACATTCCCTGGCGGGCGGCTTCTTTTACCCGCGCTTTTTCTTCCACAGCAGCGGACGGGACGGAGCCGGGTGTCAACCTGACGCCGAGAAGTTCGGCAGCCCACCTCGGCAGATCAAACCTGCCGGTGGGCGTGCCGGACCACCCACCCATGAGAGAGAACCCGGCGCCGGCGACGTTCAACGTTCCCGCAGGGAAGAACAAGTCAACTAAGTCCTTCAGAGCCATGCCGAGGTTCGCTCCGAGGCCCTGTCCCAGGAATCTCTGCTGCGTTGGGTCGTACCCGAAGAGGTCCATAGCCACAGTCCACATCGGCGCCATCTTGAACTCCAGGTACCGTATCAGATTGCCCTTGCTCGCGTACTGAACCAAGCGTGGGTAGTCGCGCTCCCAAAACCACGGGTCGAAGTACTGCCTTTCACCGCGCGGCCCCGTGCCCACCAAGGGGGTGATGTCTATTAGGTGTCTGTAGCCCGGCGGGTTCTCCCATATGTGCCTGCCGTTGTTCAACTGGCGGTTGACGGCATCGGCCAGCGCCAGCGTGGCCGTAACAGTGTGGGCTAGGTACTGCGCGGCCAGGTCGCTGACCAGTTCCTGCGCCGCGGGCGAGAGGGTGACGTCCGGCGCGACACCGACGGCCACAAGCGGAAGCTGTAGGGTGTGTGTGAGCCACCTGGGCGCCAGCGCAAGCGTGTTGAGGAAGCCCTGCAACGTCGGGTGCAGTGTGTGCAGGTCAACGTGGCCGGTGAGGTAATTGGCAGTCGAAGCAGCGGCCTTGGCGGCTTCCTCTTCGCCCAGACGCGGCAGCCACCGCCTGTAGAGGTCGAGAGCTAAGCCGATGCGCATGTTGACGGTCGGCCCGAACGACAGTCTTTCTATTGCTTCCGTAGCCCGGTCGAGCGCGTGCCCGGCCACGCCTAGGGCGCTCTTAAGCGGCTGGCGCAACGCTTCGTACGTCTCCGCGCGCCATCCGGTTCCGCTCACGTCCAGCCCGGCCTCCACCAGCTTCGCCAGCTCAGGCGATACCCGGTCGAATGCCTCTTTCCCAGCTCTCCACCGCGCGAGCCCGTTCACTATCCGGTTGACCGGGCTTAGAACCTCGGCGAATCCCTTGCCTGCGGGGCCTGCGACGGTGTAAATCATCTGCGTCACCCAATCAAACGGCTGCAAGACTTTTATGCGGGTGATCGCTCGGGACAGCTCCATCAAGGCCCGCTTGAAGTCGCTGTCCGTCCTGAAGTAATACTGCAACCGTTTCTCCAACCATTGCTGGGCATCCCGCGGTAGGCGTGGCACCGGGCGCTTTTCCAGCTCGGCTAATCGTTTCTGAGCCAAACTCTCCAGCCTACTTTCCACAGCTAGCGTGCCAGCGCCGCGCTTCAGGGCCTCCCTCGCCTTTTCTACTGCCTGCTCTATGTCTTTCCTGCTCAGGCGCTTTTTCCCAAGGGCGGCGGCAACTTCGTCCAATGCCGTCGAAACGTCCGCTCCCAACTGCGTCTTGGATACCACAACCCGGCGGAGGTTGTCGGCGACTGCCTCCGCAATGCTGCGCCTGCTCGCGCCTCTGGCAGCCATAGCCTTTTGCAGTTCCCCAGCCAAGGGATGATTGCCGCTCAGTTGCCTCAAAGCCTGCTCAAGCGAACGCTTGCTTACCGACTTCCCTCTGAGGGCGCGCTCCAGCGCGTCGAGAGCCAGAGCCTCCGGCGACCCCAAGCCGCGTACAGAAGCCAGAGCCTGTTGAACTCTTCCTATCCTGCGGGCCATCATCCGCTCGTAGTCAGCCACCAGCTGCTCCGGGAGGCTTAGTCCAACCAAAGGTTGCTTGCCAAGCCCGGACGCGGCGCGCTGTTCCGCCAACTTGGCAAGGCGTTGCAGGCGGTTGACAAAGCGGGCACGCTCCAACATCTGCCGCAGCTCCATAGCGTGGAATGGTATGGTGTGCGCCGTGTCCAGAACCACATCCGGCCCGAATTTCACTAGCGCGTCCTCTAAAGTGTGACCCCTGGGCAGCGCGTGGACGGAGAAGCGAGTCGGCTTCCGGGTGAAGATCAAACTACGCGCCAGGTTGCTTACCTGGGCACCCGTCTTTCGCACCCCGCGCTCCGTGATGTACAGGGGAACGTATCTCTCACCCGGCTGCTCCCACAGTTCCAGAAGGCCGATGCGTTGCAACCTACGGGCGACGTTCTGACCCGCGTCATAAACGCTCTTCAGGTGCTTGGCGTAGTTGGCAATCACCTCGTCAGGCACCTGCGCCAGCTCGGCGCGGATGGACCGCAGCGCCGCCGCCGCTTCCTGGTTGCCCAGATTAGCTGCTCTCTGCTCCACCGCGGCTATGCGTTGCGCCAGCGTAGTCTTCCAGCCCTGTGGGCTGAGCAGTTCGTTCTCCGGCAGCCACGCGAGGGCCATGCTCCCGGCCTTCCGCAGCGCTTCATGCCCGGCAGACGTTCTCTCCAGGACCCGCGCCATGAGGCGTCCAGTTTCGCTGGCCACGCGGACGGCCTTGGGATACTCGGCAAAGATGCGTTTAACCTGCCCGAGTTCTTCGCTCGCGCGCGCCAGCAGAGGTTTCCGTGCCAGCTCAACGACCTTGCCCAACTCGCGCAGGCCGAGATAAGGGACGGTTGACCAGAAAGCTGTGCTGACGGCGCCCTTCGCAGCACCCTCAGGCACCGGCTTTCCTTCCTGTCTAGCCTCCGAAGCCCCGCCCCACGCTCCCACCAACGCGCCCTCAAGCCCCATCGCAGCGGCGCGGGAAAGAATCGACCGTCCGAGAGCCGCAGAGATACCTGCCAGGTTAAGCGCGCGGCCAACCGGAACGGCCATCAGTCCCCAACCAGCCGTACTGCCCACGACCTCCGCTACCTTTTTGGCCTTGGGAGACAGAAGACCGGCCTTCTCCAGACGTTCGCCGTACCGCCTGGAACGCAACAGTCCCATCATCGGCACGTCCAGAGCCTTCATTTCCGCATAGCCCACAGGGGCCAAAACCCTAGCTATGCGCGGCGCAGCCTCGCGGGCCTCCTGCGCTACCTTTCCCGCCACTTTAACTGCGACGCTTTTTATCCTGTTTTTTACCGCGTCGAGGAAACTTGCCATCAGCCGATCCCCGCCATTCTCATGACTTCGGAGACGAAGTTTCTAGTCTCTTTGTAAGGCGGAACGCCGCCGTACCTATCCACCGCTCCCGGCCCCGCGTTGTAAGCCGCCAGAGCCAAGGTCCAGGAGCCGTAGCGGTCAAACAACTGCTTCAGGTACTTGGCACCGCCAAGCAGGTTTTCAATCGGGTTCCACGGATTAACGCCAAGAGCTTTAGCCGTGGACGGCATCAGTTGCATCAGGCCGATGGCCCCTTTCGGCGACACAGCGCTCGGGTTCCCGCCGCTCTCCGCCATCACCACAGCGCGCAAGAGCTTGGCAGGCACGCCGACGGCGCTGGCTACGGAGCTGATCGCACTGGCTAGCCAGTTGGAAGCCCTAGCCATTCCCTTGCCTTGGAGAAAAAACCAGCACCACCACCGCCGGAGGAACCGGAAGAGGCAGATTGGCCCGGAATCTGCTGGCCTTGGTTGGTCGCCATAGCAGCCTCATTCGGCCATCGCTTGCGAATGAAATCCATTACCCTTCCTATGTCGAATGTGATTGCGCTTTCGCCGCTGAGTATAGCGTTTGTCCAGCCAGTAAGTATATCGACGGCCTCGTTAAAGGTCTTCGCCGTGTTTACAGAAGCTATTACGCGCTCTGTACCGGCGTCTTTCGCAGCTTTCTCCTGCGCCGTCTGCGCCTTCAACTGCTGCGCAGCCGCCTTCAGCTCAAGGTCCTTCCACTTCTGCGCCGTCTGCGCCTTCCTGTACTCCACAAGCGATTGTGTCGCCAGCTCCTTGGCCGCCGTCTCCCGTTCTTTCAGTCCAAACTCTTTCTCCTTCAACGCCTGCTCCGCTAACCACTTCTGTATATCGAACTGCTGCTTGGCAAGCTCGGTTTCGTATTGCAGGGCAGACTGCTGCGCCGCCTGCTGCCGCTCGGCAAGCCAGGTCTTCAGGGACTTGGCGATGTCGAAAGCCTTCTCCGCCAGGCCCGACTGTATCTGGTAAGCGGTCTGCGCCGCGCCCATACCCAGCTCGATGGGCTTCATCACCGCCGCCTGGTAGAGGTTAGCTAGACCAGAGGCGTAGTTGGCCTGCATCCGGGCGTACTCCAGGGCGGCGTTGTACATTTGCTGGTGCTGCTGGTCGAGCCACTGAGCAAGAAGTTTCTGCTCCTCTTCGAGCTGGCCTTTGTAGAGCTTCTGGCGCATGTCGGCGGCGATACCCGAGCGGTAAATGCCCCGACGGATCATTTCCTCGTCCAGGGCCTTGAGGTTTTCGTCCGTCTGCTCCTTCAAGAGCTGGATGGCCAGCTTCACGCTCTCGGGCACGTCGCTTCGCGGCTGCATGAGCTGCTGGAGCTGCGCCAAAGCCTGCGAGTACTGCTGCTGGTACGCCTGAAGCATCGCCAGCCCCGCGTCGCCGTACTGCTTGACGTAGTTATTTATAGTGTTGAGGTAGGTGCTGGCGATGTTGTTCATGTTGGCGAGAAAGTCCTGCGCCATCGAAGTCAGCTCGGTGTAAGTCTTCTGGTAGGGCGGCGTAACGCGCTCTTCAATGGCCTGGACCTTGCTCTCGGGGACGTAGGCGGTTCCTCCCGCAATTCCGCTCGGCTTGACCGTGGCCTTGTAGAGGTAAGGATTGTCCGAGTGACCCACGGTGACGGTTCCCGTGTCCGGGTTGTAAGTCACCCGATAGCCTTTCTCCTCGAACGTAGACCGCACCGGAACGAGTTTTTCAGTATCCTTGAAGTATTGCTGATAGTCCTTCATAAACTCCTGTGCCGCTGGGAAGTCGCTGAACGGCTGCCCGGACGCGATCTTGGCCTTGATAGCCTCGGCGTAAGCCTCGGGGCTGCCGAAGTACTTGATGTACTTCTGGTAGGAGGGTTCGGTTTTTTGAGCGGTTGCAGTAGCCACCTATTACACCTCCCTTACGGGACATAAATCAGCCTGGCCGCCCACAGACTGGCGGTGTAGCTGGAACCGCTGCTGACCAACGTCACCGTCAAGGCTGCCTGCGACTGCGGCATGGCCAAAGCAGAGCTGCGGGCCACAGTCCAATTCGTACCGGACGTAGACACTGACCCCACGACCTGGGCACCGTTCTTGAGCTGCGCCGTGGCCGTGCCGCCCGCCGTCACCTGCATGGCCGCCTCCAGGTACCAGGTGCCTCCAGGGAATTTGTTCGGGTCCCACACGAAAAAGCCGCCGCAGTCCACAGCCGAGGTTGTAGAAATCGGCTGTGCCGGGGCCACCAGCGTCACCAGCGGCCACTCGCGGAACGCCAGTTTCTTGAGCGCGGTAGAATAGTCTTTCAGTAACGAACTTCCGGTGAGACTTGCAGCTGCCAGCACGTTGTCGCCCGTCATTGGGGTCGCGATGTTGGTTTCGTCGAGGTTGTTGTAAGCGGAAACCACCTGCTGCAAGGCCATCATAGTGGCGTAAGCGATGTCAGAAGGCGACCTGGCGTACCGCAGCCATAGAAGAATACTGTTGTCCACCTGAGCCACAGCTAAACCACCCTCACCGGACGCGCCGTGCGGAGATAATACACAGCCACAAGTTCCAACAAAGTCGGGCCGTCGCCGGACACGTTCGGCATCTCAAGCCTGACTCCCACGCTAGAACCGTAAGCGGCAGGATATAGGCGGAATACCTCTCGCTCGGCACCAGCCGGAACGGTGAACGCTTTCATCCCCACGCGCCGACCGTCTACCACAGCGGAAGGGACAACCTGTGTATCCGTGCTCCCGCCGCTAAAAGCGAGGTCAACCCACAACAGCCGTTTTTCTAAGCCCTCGCTCGTGGGAGAGTAGTGTTTGGTTTCAATGATAGCACTAAACGGCTCTCCGGCGTCCGTCAGTTCCCACACGTTGCCCGTCCTGGAGTCACCGAAGAGGTAAACCCACCTACCCCGTTCCCTGAACACGGCGAAGCACGAGGCGTAGACGTTTCGCCACACGCTCCACGCCTTGTGAACAAGGTCGTAGACCAATACCAAGTTGTTGTAACTGAAACCGCTCTCGGGTGCGGCAACCAGCAACTTATCTCTCAGGTAGAAGACGGCGACCTTGTCCAAAGCCCTCTGATTCAGGCGGCCCCACAGCTCCCGCACCGGGAGCGTGACCTGCTCCTGCTTGCGGAAGTCAGTCACCCACACGCCCTCGCGATCCACCTCAAACACTCCGTAAGGCGTGTCGGCCACGCCATGGTGGGAAATTGAGCCTACCGTGGCAGCAGGTTCGACTCTGAACGACTGCGGCCCGTACCCGGTGAGAAAGTACATGCTGTACCGTTTGACGATGAGCAGCGTTGTGGACAAAGGCACCAGCGCCACGATCTCATCGCCGTCGTCGGGGTTCACGTCTATAAAGTTAGTAGCAGGCCAAGAGTCTACGTTCGTCGGGTCGCTGAAGTACAGCGTGGAGCCGCGAGCCAAGAAGACGCGCTCGCGGTACGTGCAGGCCACTTTACCGACCGGAGCCGCGTCAATGGTCGCCACGGTGGCACCGTCGTACTTGAGCGGTTTGTCTACCCCGTTGCATATAACCATCTTATCCACAAGCTGTGCAAAGGAATAGAAAGACGAATAGGACAAGCCGGACTTCAACACTTCCGCCGTCGGTCTGCCCTCGTAGATCACCATCGCTTCGTGCAGAACGGGCGTGCCTGCGTTTTGCAGCTCTTGGAAAATGAACCTGACCTGCGCGTAAGGTTGCGGCGGCGCCGCCGAATATTCGTTGTTCACCTGGTCGTACCACGGTGACCAATTCACGCGGTCGGGCGAAGTGCGAACCTGGCACGCGATGGCGGTATTGGCCGGAGCGTCCGCCAGCCAGGTCACAATCAGGGACGAATAATCGGTTGCCTGAACAGCGTCCAAAACGGGAGACACCCACACACCCTGGCGGTTGGCGGGCACGTTCAGGTTGCCGTCGAAGTGCAACAGGTAGGTCGTGTCTATATCCCATTCAAGCGGGTAGCCGAGCCGTCCGAGTTCGTAGGCCGCGGCGAATTCCGCCGCCGAACGCTTGCGAGAGCTTACGCGGAACTCGTCGAGCAAGCCGTCCAGCGAGTTGGTCTGGGAAGCGCTGCAGCCGACATAGAAGTCCGCGCCAAAGCTCAACGTGAACTGTTGCGTGCTGCTCGCCGCGAGCTGCCCGTCTAAGTAAAGCTCAACTCCGTCGCTACCCCAGCCCACGCCAACCCAGGTGGCGCCATCGTCGGACACGGTGCCGGGCGAGGTGATCACCACAGAGCCGCAAGTCACCTGCACGCGGCCGTCCGCGGTGACGACCACCGTGAGGTTCTGACCGGAAGCGCCACCACCATCAAAAAGGTAGCGCGGCGAGCCTGCGGTGACGGAGTACGGCTGCACCACCCACTCCAAGGAACCCTGCGCAGCGTACAGCACGCCCGCGGAAGCGATGCGGATCCCCTCGTTATAAGCGGCCCGTATTGCCACGGCCTGGTCGAAGGAGGCGTACTTGACCCTGATCCGGGCCACCGAGCCGGAGACGCCTACGGAAGAGGCCGCCTGGCCGGAAACAACCCGCACTCCAACAGACGCACCCGAGACAGCAACCACCACCGCGGCGGATGAGACGTAAACCACAGCGGAGGAAGCTACTGCCGAGCACTCGACCATACCGGCAGCGGATGCCGCGACGATCCTGACCGCAGAAGCAGCCGCAAACGTTTCGACTGCGCCGTGCGCGGAGAGCACTTCCTCGTTATAGGCGTTGTTCCCGTACAGCAGCCTTCCGTAAAGCACTTTAGGCGCCTCCTAAAGAAAAACCCCTCGGGAAGAGGGGTTTGTTGCACATTAAAGTCCAACTACGCCAACAATTTCTCCAGCACCATCTCGAATATTTTTTCGTCCACCGCCTGCCACGCTAGCTGGTCAACGTGCTGGTTGGCTATCTGCAGGACGTTATCCTTGGTCACAGGCACAATTCCTGCTTGAAATGGATTATGCGGCTGTAAGTAGCGCAACTGACCATCAACGTAAAGCAAATAAATTTCGCCGTCATCAGGAACGTCTTCACGAGCAATAATCTTTTCGGCAGGAACTCCGTTGATAGGTGTAACCTTATCCCATACTTCAACCTTGAAACGTGTACGCTCTTGCTCAAATATAGCCTGCTGGTCAATCTGAGCTAAGGCGGCATCAATTTCGGTAAGCGTTTTGTTAACACCCATCTCGTTCAAGCGTTTCCAAACCTGAAACTTGGTAAGCATTGCACATCTAACCTCCTTTAAGGTCTTTGTACCCAGGCATAGTTCAAGTTTTCTCCCGTCAAAACCAAATTACCGTTGGCAGATACTGTGGTTGTGGTATCAGCAGGAATAGTCTGAGCCCCAACCTTGAGAGGTACATCGAAGCTGTACACCACATCGCCAGCCTTCACGGGGGCCAACACTATATCACGGGAGTCATACTCCTCGTTGGCGGCTACTGGGGCCGAACCCGCGAACCCTCCCACGGCATAGAGCCTGCCGTTGCCAGGGGCGGCTGCGGCTAAGTAGTACCTCGCCGTGGGCATGGCAGCCTTCGCAGTCCAGGTGTTAGTAGCAGGGTCATACTCCTCATTGGTGGCTACGATAGCCGAACCCGTGTACCCTCCCACGGCATAGAGCCTGCCGTTGCCAGGGGCGGCTGCGGCTAAGTCGTACCTCGCCGTGGGCATGGCAGCCTTCGCAGTCCAGGTGTTGGTGGCAGGGTCATACTCCTCGTTGGTGGCTACAGCAGCCGTGGTGTACCCTCCCAC